TGACTCTGCTCAGATTGGTTCAAGCGGTGACTCTGCTCAGATTGGTTCAAGCGGTGACTCTGCTAAGATTGGTTCAAGCGGTGACTCTGCTAAGATTGGTTCAAGCGGTGACTCTGCTCAGATTTACAGCGCAGGAGAAGACTCCGTTATTATGTGTGCTGGAAAAGAATCTAAAGCAAAAGCAAAGGCTGGCTCCTGGATAACTCTGGCAGAATGGAAATGGAGTGATGAGAAAAATCGCAATGTTCCAATATGCGTTAAGACAGAGTACGTTGACGCAAATAACATCAAGGCTGATACTTGGTATCAACTCAAAAACGGAGAATTCGTTGAGGTAACTGAGTAACTAATCATCCCTTATGGGATATAAATATAAGTAATATGGATAAATGTAATTTAAATTTAAAGAAGTACATTGGCACTAAGGTAGTTGAAGCAAGACCAATGAACGAGATTGATGCAGAGTATATTGGCTATGCACGTAAAAACAGTGACAACCATGAGTGGAGAGACGGTTATCATGTAAGGTATACAAACCCAGATGGTAGCTTTTATGACTCTTGGTCTCCAAAAGATGTATTTGAAAAAGCATATCGTGAAGTCAAAGGTATGAGTTTCGGAGAGGTAATAGAAGCTTTGAGGGCTGGTCTTGCGGTAAGACGTAATGGTTGGAATGGCAAAGGTTTATTTGTCGTGAAGCAGGTTCCTTCTCATGTCACTGGTGACATCATTCCTAAGATGCAGTCACTTCCTCAGTCTGCCAAGAACATCTTGATGAGTCGTGAGGATCCTCACATTGACTACACTAACCAGATGCTTATCATCAATCCGGATGGCAGAGCCGACTCATGGGTTCCTTCCGTATCTGATGTATTTGCGAAAGACTGGGAAGTTGTAGTTGATTAACTAACCACCCTCTCCTGCAAAAGGGAGAGGGTAAAAAGAATAGAATATGAGATTAAGTGAATTTAGAGCAGGTACTATCTTAGTTGATGGTTATGGCAAAGTGTTTATCCATGATGGCTTTATTAACGCTGATGGATATGGCGTTATAATTGGTGAGGATTCTGATGGAATGATTCAGAAATCCAATGGTATCGGTAATTGGATGAAAGGCTACTTGAGAGAAGCAACTTCACAAGAAGTTAGTAAGTTTTTCGCTAAGGTTCGTAAGACGCAGAAAATTATCAATTACTAAAGAGGATAAGCAATGAGTAAAGAAAAAGCGATAATTCATATCAATAATGTTTCTAAGATGATTGGTTCAAAAAGAATAAAGATGAGTGATGGCACGGTAGCACATATTCAAAATGAGCTAATCTTTGCACTTAAAGAATTGGAGGGTTAATTATGGATAGAAATCAAGCAAAAGAATTTTATCCTATCCTGCAGGCTTTTGCTGAAGGAAAGGAAATTGAGTGTAGAACCAAGCCAGGAACTATAAGCGCAGGTATTCCGAATGAATGGACTGAAATAAAAGAAATTGGGTTTTGGAGTGGCATTGAGTATCGCATCAAGCCAGATCAAAAGTATCGCCAATTCAAGGACGCAGAAGAGTGCTGGCAGGAAATGCTGAAGCATCAGCCGTTTGGGTGGATAAAAGGAAAAGATTATGAGTATCATACCTTTATTACTACTGTAGATAACAACGATGAGATGTCATTAAGTGGGAATAGCGGTTGGTCCTTTATTGGTATTATGAATAATTACACCTTTGCCGATGGTACACCTTTCGGTATGAAAGAGGAGGAATAGTTATGGCATGGGTAGCAGTTAATATGCATGGTGACGAATACATCTTTGAAGCGTTACCAGAACGACTTTATTGTGTATGGGCGCCAACATTTTGTGAATACGAAAATAGAGTGTACGACTATGTAGAAATTCCAAAAGGCAGCATCAAGAAACTCATCGGAAGAGAATTATCTTGGAGCGATGATCCAATTGAACTTAAAGAAGAATAGTGTATGGAAAGAGAATTTTAAGTATGTATTAGAGTTACTATTGATTCTAAGTGTAGAGATAGTGACGATGATATTATAGAGGAAATTATTCATGGAGCAGATAAATATTTCTATCCATATTGTTGTAGTAATAAACATATAGTGCATACTAATAGTATTGCACGCATAATTAAAAAGAGATGAGAACAATTTTGTTTAAAGCAAAGAAGCTGAGTGATGGTAAATGGGTAAAAGGTTCTTTGGTAAAGACACCTTTCGGAACGTTTATTGAATGGTATGAGGATTCTGTCTGTAACAAACAAGAGGTTGATTCTTCAACTGTCTGTCAGTTTGTAGGATTGACAGATTGCGAAGGCAAAGAATTGTTTGAACACGACCTAATACATATTGTAGGTTTTAGCTATGCTGCCGAAGTTATTTGGTCGGAAGATAGCTATGCTTTTATGGTGGTCTGCGAGAATAAACATTCTTATTGTCTTCACAGTGTTATAAAAGCTTGTAAGATAGAAAGAATTGGAAATAAGTTCGATAAGTAGAAATAGCGTATGAAAACAAAAAAGGTTCTTACCATCACAGTCAGCAAGCAATGGTTCGACATGATTGTAGCTGGCGAAAAGACCGAGGAGTATCGGGAGATAAAACCTTATTGGATTAAACGTCTGACCACTAACTGCGAAGTAGCTTATGATGTGGCTGCAGAAACATATTGCGGAAAGGTGCTTTATCGCCCTTACACCCACGTCCTCTTTATCAACGGCTATCGCAAGGATAGCCCACGTATCGAAAAGGAGATTGTGAGTATCACCATCGGTAAGCCTAAGAGTGGGTTATGTCCAGACAAATGGCTCGATACTGAGTTCTTTATCATTAAATTTAAGTGATATAATCTACAAAGAAATAGTTTTAAATTACATAATAACTCCCGATGTTCCGTATCATTTTAAGGAAGACATAGAAGATGTATTACAAAAATGTATATCAGACAGCGAGATGTATGAGTTAATTCTTAGAATTAATCATAGGCTTAATATTGTAAATTGCTTCGAAAGGGGCTTTCGTGTTCATGTACCTATACGTTTTGCAGACGAAATAGCAAGTTATGATATTTTGACAGTATTAAATAAAAAGACGCCCCCACCCGGTCATCACGACTGAGTGGGGGCTTTTTCAAAAAACTTAAAACATAATAACTAAAACCCATAAAACTATAACCTATTCACTAACCTATTTAAATATTCGTCCAGTTCTTTCGGGTACCACGCTTTTTCGGTAAACCCGAGTCGTTTCTTTCCAGTAGGCAACTTGCCATCCTTAACATATCTTCTAAAAGTAGAATATGGAAGCCTGGTATATTTACAAGCCTAAGCAAAGCTGATAGCCTCATCCTTATTGGCCAGCCGATGGAGATAGTCAAACAGAAAGGCCGACTGCGTTCTGTTGACAAGACATCTGCCCGACCTTATCCTGTCGTGAAACTCCATCAACAGGTTGTCTATAGCCTCCAGTTCCTCGCTTATCTTCACCATATCAATGTCGTTTATACAGCTTCACACCAATCACGAAAAGCAGCGCAATCACCAATGCGGCAAAAAACTTTCCCATCGCAACAAAGAGCCTTTCGCTCCTACTCATCTCCTTCTCCACATGGTAAGCTACGTTCACGCTGTCACGCTTCACGACTGTGTCCTTCTTTACCTTATATATATTATGATACCTGTCCCTATACAATGTCTTGTTTACGTACAGAGTATCTCCCTTTCTCTCCACATATACCGAGTCTCTCTGGTACACACTATCCATTCTGACAGTCGTGTCCACCCTTGTTATGTACTCAGTATGGATCTCAGGCACACTTACGTATTTCGTCTTGCAGCTTCCGAGAGCCAACCCGGCTAATACCATTATAGCTATATTCCACTTCATGAACACAACACCTTTTTACATTTTGCCAACCATCTTTTCCTGCTCGAAAGCCCGTTGGTCCCTCCGTTAATGCGTTTCGTCACAGCCACCACATCGTCCTTGTCGGCCAACTCGTTCAGCCCGTGCTTCCACCACCACCAGGCACCACTCTTTGTTGCACCGAGCGGCTTTTCCAGCAGTTCCGGATTCTCCATGATGTCGCCCTTGCAATATCCCGAGTCCTGATAAGCCTTGTAGTTGGCTCTGCCTGTAATATGCATCAGCCCTCTGCCCTTATATCTCGCGCCATCACCATTCATGTTGTTACCGAGCATCTTGCCAAGCCTTCCTTCCTCGTATTTCCGGAAGTACGATGGCTTCCCGAGTTCTCTCATACACCTCAATCCGTTGGTCTCATGACATACCTGAGCCATGAAGTGAGCCAGTCTCATGGGTGTATTTATATGAAAAACATCACACCACTCGTTGATATAATGCAGAAAGTAGCTCACTCTGTCCCAGTCTTCCAGGATTTCATACATCTGCAGTCTCGTTATCTTCATTTCTCTGCCTCCTGCTGTTTCTTTAGCACCTCAGCAAAAGCCTTTGCCAGGTCGTCTTTGTTCTCCAATAGTATGCTTATTGTCTTTTCCTGCTTGCGTATCTCTGCCTTCTGCCATGACTTTTCTCTCACACTCATGAATTCGCAAAACACGCAGTAACCTGCCCATATCATCGAGAATACCGGGAACGGAATCACGATGCAGGCTATCAGGTCTATGCACACAGTTACCATGAATGGCGAGAAATACTTTCTTGCCTTGTCGCAGGTTTTCTTTAGCCCCTTGCTGGTCGTAGCCTCTCCGTTCTGTCTCGCTTTCTTGATGCCGAAGAACAGGTCTACGGCCATAGATACGATAAGAGCACCCATACAGATAGCTATCACCAGCGCCGATCTGTATAGATGCTCTTGCAAAAATGTATGTATTATCTCCGTCATATCTTTGATTTTTGTTGCCTACAAAGATATGCGCTTTTCTTTTACCTTTTTCTCTTAGTAGTCTTACCTATCCAATCATGTACCAGAATATCTTATCCGTAGGATGAACATTATCCTCGTCCTTCAGAAAACTTACCGACAACTCGCTCATCCTCCCAATCAGACTTCCTTTGTCCTTCGTCCATTTCCTCACCAATCTCATACAGCTTGAATATGCCTCTGTCAAGCAATCGCGAACGTATCGCCCGCCGCTCTTCTTCCGAAAGCGGACTTTCTTCTTGTTCTGTTTCCATAACTTTCAGTTTTTATTTATTTTTGCTTGGTTTGAGTTAATTATGTATCAAACATGACTTTTACATTACAATTAACTGCAAACATAGGAATTTTTGCAACAAATCATTGCTTAAATAATATCTTTTTATGATATTTAACGATAAATATACTACTGCTTATTTGGATTTTATCTAAATAAGACGTATCTTTGCAGTGTGCTATAATAAAATAACCTATGCCAAGAAGAGGATTTGACCTTACAGTCGCTATGAGGCGCGATTTACTTAGCGCCTACAGGCAAGTCTACACCAACTGTCATTCTCAGAAGGAGGCGTGGATCAAGACGGCTCGTCATGATGCTCCTCGGTTCTATGTCAGCCCCAAAACGGCTTACAATGTCCTGCGCTATATGGTACGAGGCGATTTCACTGTGGTCGATGCCAAGAGTCCAAGAGAGAAACGTATGTACTACGAACTGTTCCGCAGACTCGACAAGCTGTCTCAGCAGAAGGAGTTCATCGGCAAGTCACTGTGGTTTATCACTCCCTTCTTGGTATCTCAGCCTGCACCAGAGTTCTATGCAAGTATAGAAACAGTGCGAAAGGCTATTAGTTGCGGAAAGAAATATGGAGAATATTATCATCACAAAGAAATCTTCGGCAAAGACAAACTTTCTGATAAAGACCTTGCTCACTTGCGTAAGTCTGGCGGTTTTCATCGCACGTCCAGATAATGCAGGCTTCTTCCCCGGAAGTAGCTTCGTCTCTCATCTTACATATTCGTTTTGTCACGCCAACATTTTTCATCTTGCAGCCAACCTCGTTGTCCTGTGGTCGCTGCGCAATCGTATATGTCTTTGCGCAAGCCTGTTCGCTGCTGTTTTGGCGAGTTTCTTGCCAACGTATGTGTCTCAGCCCACTGTCGGGCTCTCTGGAGTTATCTTCGCTGCCATAGGCATCATGTGGGGAAAGACTGGCAGATTTTGGGACTCCTGTTGCGTGGTTATGCCTTTCATCGTTCTCACGATGCTCATTCCTGGAGTCAATGGCATACTTCACCTATGGGCATACATCATTGGTTTTATCATCGGACGTATTGTTACTAAATATTCACACATTCCATACTTTTGAAGTAATTTGATGTCACTATTCTAAGAGGCGGCTGCTCGTGATGAGTAGCCGCCTCTGTTCTCTTGTCTTATTTGTCTTCTCTCCGCTTCTGTACCTCTATCACGGTTCCTGAATACGAATCAGATGCCCGAAACCCAGTAAGCGTGTATCTTATCTTGAAGTATGCCCAAGGCTTACCGCCAAGACTGTTCAGCTTCCTCCAATGTTTGGCATTGTTGCTTCCCCATACTTCCAGTTTCACCTTTCCGTTATCCGATGTGTCCATAATGTGTTTGACGGACCTCAGCGATTTCTGCATAATGCTCCCTCCAAGTTTCAATGCTCTTGTCGTAACGGTTCCGCTGTAAGTATTATCGTCATGAACGATGTCTGGCTTGGCCGTAAGCGAATAGACGTTTCCGTCAGTATCTTGTATCAGATTGTCTGGGTAGTCGTTCGCCACCGCCTTTGCCTTCACTCCGTTCTCCACTACCGAAAAGGTCTTATCCTTCATGTTGTAGATATACTGCCATGGGTATACCTTGCTGTATATCCTTAGGAGTGAGTCTCTGTAGTCGTAGGCTATAAGGCAGTTCTTTAGATAGTTGGCAAATCCGCCATCCTGCATGCTTGATCTACCTTTTAACTGTTCACTCATAGGCGCCGTTTCTGCTCCGCTTGCTGCCATCAACCCCTTCTCCGAAGCAAAGTACACCAGTTTGTCAGTAGGCACAAGTGGAGAGTTATCAAGGCATACTTCTCTCGATATGGGGTGTATGCTGCCATACATACCTTCGTTCGTCACGCTCATGGCGTATATACCTTCTGATGTGAATACCATCAGTGGATATTGACCGAACTGTCCCTGACTGATAGCCTCTGTGTTCGCTATGATCCCAAGTATGCTTCCCGTTCCTACGGTGTTATCTCCACTCGCTTCAAATAGGAATGGATTGTTCACCACAGAAGTGTAGATATTTGAGTCCAGCGTCTCGTGGGCGTTCGGATCCACCACCGGCCTTGCATTGTCGTCTTCAAATCCGTCATACGTTATTCTCGGGAATGGCAGTTTGTCAAAGCAGTATGCTCCGTTCAGTCTTGGATGTACTTTCAGTTTTATGTGGGATGCGCTCCCAGTGTCCTTGTCTATAATCAGCATTTCTGTTGCGTTAGGGTCTGGGTAGTATATCCAGCTGCCTATCATCTCAGGCAAGGCCGTGTAATACCCGTCTGCTTTCACCCATGCGTCCATGCTGTTAGCTACTATATGTGTGTATATTTCGTATTCCTGCTCATCAGGGAAAGGCGCGATAACGCCCGACATTCCAGGTTGCTCTCCTGTTGTGATAGGTATAAAGTCGTTGAAACCGCTGAATGGTTTTCTCTTCACACCTGTCATATTAAGACGGTTATTGTATGGGTACACTTTCTTAGCCACCATAGTTGCCCATCCGTAGTAGTCATCCGTCTTTAGCTGTTCCTGCTCCGTCAGCGTTTCTACCACATGATTGGCTATAGGAGCATATTCAAGTTTACCGTTCGCCTCATCTGTCTTTATCGCAAAGAGTTTGTAGAATTGCGTCTTGCTCATCAACTCATCTATAATCTCCCTGTCCGATTTCACATGTTTAGGCATAATAACCGACCTCGCTTTGTAGTCATCATAAGTAAACTTATAACTTTGATTAAGGTCTAAAACAGGTACATCTAATATTCCACCGCCTAAATCTTTTCGTTTGCCAGAAACTTGGTTCATATAGCAGTAGCCATCCATTTCTAACGGCTCTTTAAACTCGAAATCTCCATCTATATCAAAAGGCCTTACTTCATCGGAAGCAAACACTACAATCTCTTTCACGATGTCTTTCCAGTTGTCAGCACCCTCTATAGAGGCTTTGTAGTATAGGTTACTATGTCCGATGGCGTATATAAAATAAATAGCTGCACTACTGTTAACGTTCTCTAAGTCTAACGTCTGCCTGTTAACAGCTTCTTCATATTCTTCCCCACGGAGACGGTATGGTGATATTTTTAAGTTTCTGTTGATTGTCGGAAATACAAGAATAGGGTTGCTGATTCTTGCATAAGAACCGTCGTGCAGTTTTAGAGCATATCTTACAAAGAATGGGAAACAGAACCTGTTTGCTTCTTTTGCCTCCTTTATTTTAGACGCAACATGACCCTGTACGGCTGTTTGGAATGCTTTCATCTTGTCTACATCGTTTATTGGCTTATAAGTCCAATAGGTGGAGGTTTTACTGGTCGTTACGCTGGTCAGGCTTCCAGAGTCGTCGTAGTAGGCTGTTTTCTTGCTTGTTTCACAGAACTCTCTTATATCAAGAGCAGTTACCTTTCCGCTGCCTAACGTCAGGTTGGTGGAAAACGTACTGAATTCCACCTTTGGCTTTGGTAGTTCTGTTCCCAGGTCTACATACTTCGTACCTTTGAACAACAGGTAATGTATGCCGTTCTCTGTAACACATATCAGCGTATTTCCCACACTCGTTATCTCAGAAGGTTCTCCTATACTAAACGTCTGGCCGCTATCCATGTCTATTCCGTCATCCGTCATTTTGTAGCAGATGATAGACTGCGTATGCTCCAACTTTCCGATAAAGTTTTTGTAATCTGCCATCTTGTGCACATACATGATTGTATATGATGTTTGGCCGATTTTCACTGGTTTCTGTATCGGCTTCAACTCTCCGTCTCTGTAGATAAACCCGTCACATACCTCCAGCTCGTTGTCATCACTCATCATGTCACTGGGCACGTTGGTCATACCCTTGCCGAAACTCAGCACTTTTCTTTCTGTATTCCTTTCCATAATAGTCTTTCGTTTTAGAATTTTGCCATCGAGTGTACGCGGTCTCCCTTTGGCGTGTCGCTCTTCTTAGGTGCCCACCTTGGTTTTTCCATGTCGTTTGCGCTCACCCATAGACCTATAGCTGTACTCATCAGAACATCGTCATGGTTGCCGTTACCTACAATGTTTCCAAGGCTTCCGTCGTCGTGCCGCTCATATATCCTCAACTCGTGATACATCTCCCTGTCTGGTTCCTTCCACAGCATATCGTCCACATACTGCTCCAGGTTGTCTATCACCCAGCCTTTCGTTAGCTTGTTCGTTTGAAATCCGTACTTCGCCAGCACATTGTCCTTCACGTCCTCTGGACTTGACGTTCTCTGATACAGATTGTCATAGTAGTAGGCTATCTCGTTGATGATACTTCCAAAGTGATCGCCCTCTGTGTTGTTGTTCTTCTCGCGGTCTGCCGTGTTGCTTTCTATCACCAGTAGCGCATCGTCATAGAAGTGGGCCAGTGCTGCCGCCATCCATGCTATGCGGTCGTGCCTCTCGTGCCCCCTCCATCTCGCCACAACCTCAGGCTTTCCTTTTATCGTAGGTATCATGCCGAAACGGTCTATCACTGTCATCACCGTGTAGTCTGATGTTGACGACTTACCGCCGATATCCACACTCACCACATATCTGTTCTCCACCTTCAGCTTGTTGGGAGCAGCCCATATCTTCAGGCATCCTGTCCCGTCATTCCTTATACTGATAGATGATTTCTGTATAGTGCTGTCGTTCTTGTTTCCGTCTACCACGATGTCTGCCGTGTACATCGGCTCTTTCTTGTAGCGCTTCTGCAGGTCGTCTATGCTGTATGGATTGAATACGAGGTTACCTGAGTTTCTAAAGGCATCCTCCTCGTCTATCGGAGCCTCAGTAGCGCAGAAGGAGTGCGTGGTGAACTTGTTGCGGAAGTTTCTGTACCACTCTATGGCCTGCATACAGGCTCCCTTCTCCCACATTCGCCAGAAGAACTTACCCGTCTCTCTGTACCCTCTTGGGTTGGTGCTCCTGTCTTTATTCTGCAGCAGCCATCTCGCAAAGGCTCGTTCGTCCTTCACTTCCTCCATATCGTGCTCTATGAAGTAGCAGGGTATGAAGATAAACGAGTAGGCATCATTATTGTCGGGATTCATGGCGAGCTGACACTTGTCGTAGAAGAAGCCAGAGTTACCCTTGCCTGTACTCTCGAATACCTCAAGGTTGTCCTCTTGGTTTCTGATACCTCCAGAGATAGAAGAAATCACACCTTCAGGGTCATGCTCAGGCGTTTTCTTCCAGTATGCCACCTCCGAGTAGTGGGCGCAGTGGAAGTTGCTACCGCGCACAGAGTCGAAGTTTTCAAATGATGCCACAGTCAGCGTACTTCTTCTGATTGCTCTCATCCCGTCCGTAACTTGAAAGTCGTCTGGCGAGTTCTCGTATGGCGAGAATTGCAACTTTGAACCGGGACAACCCACTGTCCATCCAGGCTGGTTCTCCAAAGCCTTTCTGTACATAGCCTTTATCTTCTTGGCCGTATTCTTCTGTTGAGCCAGCACGATAGCGTTCCATCCGTCCCTCCTGTAGTCTTGTATCCACTTGATGTATAGCTGCGTCAGGGTAGAACCGCCCCATTGTCTTGCTTTCAGAATTACCACCCTGATGGCTGATCCACTGGTGCGCAAATCTTCGAATATTTTCAGCAGCTTTCGCTGTGGATAGTTCAGCTTGAAGGGCACCATGTTTCCCGTTATCTTGTCCTCTATCTTGTCTGTTGCGTACAGAGCGAACTCTGGGTCTTCACGAAACCTCACCTTCATAATCTCAAAGGTCAGTATCATGATGAGCTGCTTGGTATATCGGCTGTCTTCATCGTAGTCTCGCCTCCACACACGGATAATGAATTCCCTCAGGCTTCCCAACTGCCTCAGCTGCCTGTACAGCAATGTGCGCATACACTCCTTCGGAACCCACATCTTCTTGATCATGAAATCCGAAAGCTCCAGCACCTCCCTATGCTCAAAGTCATAGCAGTTCTCGCCAGTCCATGGGTCATACGTGCCGTAGATTTCTTCATATCTCCGTCTGTTCTCCCTTACAAGTTCGTCTATCTCTGCCTCTTTAACTATCGCCATCTGCTAATGATTGTAGTTCCTCAAAGTCAGCGTCCTTTATCTCGGGCACCTTCGACACGTCTATCTCATTATTATCTCCCACTTTAGTCATACTCAGCGCTGCCAGCTGTTTGAAGTCCTCGTCCAGTCCGTGCGTCACACTCACCTCGCTCTGCTTGGGTATCATGTGCTTCATCAGGTCTTTGTATATGGTTGCGTATGTCTTTGGGTCATACTCGGCCAACTGGTTCATGCAGTCCTCAAACTTCTCTTGATGACGGGCGAGGAAGTCTCTCAAGAACTCCTTTTGGGCGCTCTTCGTGGCGGGCAGTATACGCTTGGCTTTCTCGCGCTTCTCTGCCATCACCTCCCTCACCGTCTTTATATCGCTGTAGTCCTCCATGTTCTCTAAAATGGTTTATAGGGTTTATGCACACTGCCGGGTTTAGTAGCATTCGATGCATCCAGTATGTCTAATTCTGCATCTTCTACCTCTGCTGCCTTGTCTGCCGTCAGCGGATCCTTGCTCGTCAATGTAAGTTTGAAATATTCATACAGCGCTCCTGCCGCTATATAGTTATGTATGGCCTGAACCAAGGAGTCATACCTCGTATCGTCCCAGTAGTCTGGCATCCTTAGCCATATTTCCTGTTCGTCCCACTCCTTGATAGCATTGTCTCTTACAATCCCATCCTTTTTCATCAGATAGGCGCTCAACAATCCTTCTGCCTTCTTCATGTACTTGTCAAACCATCGGTAGAACAAAGGCCGTTCATGGTCATTCTCACTTGTCGGCAGAGTGTCTGCCTGCGCATCGTTGATGCTTCTGCGGCTTCTGCTCAGCAGGTTTGTCGTCGCATCTACGTCGTACCAAAGTTGGTTGGCATACACAAAGATATGCTTGTCTGTGTGGTAGCGGGTCGCCATAGGTTGATTCGGCGCAAAGGGGTTTTGCGTTGCTTTCCATCCTCTTTCCCTGTCATGGTTCATGGGGTGTAATGTATTGAACTCCATATTACTCCTCCTTTGTTACGGTTATCTCTACTTCCCTCTTTAGATTGTCGCTATGACGTGAGAATATGGTTACGGTTGTAACACCTGTATTTATAGGCACGAGGCAGAAAGCATGAGGATCGGCACTTCTTTGTATTTCAAGAATGCCGGGGTCGCTGCTTCTGGCTTCAATATCGTCTATTGCGCTATCGTCAATAGAATATGATAGGGTAGTTTCCTTATTGCCAAGTTCAATAGTCACACCGCCTCCGTTGTCGCTTCCATCCACCTTTGTTGTAAGCGTCTTGGTGTATGGTATGGTTGGAACGGACGGACCGCTCAGCACAAAGCATCTGCGAATGTTCTGCTCGTCAAATGTCAATGACTGCAAGTAAGGTTCAGCCTGTTTAAGGTTGGTAGTTTTTAACCACCACTGATATATCATATAGTCTTCCACATACTTTGCCACTAATCTTGCCAAAGTATCAGAGAGTGTTCCGTTGCACCTGCTAGATACGACAACAACAAACTCTACTATATCGTCATCCTTATCGTTGTAGTAGATAACGTTATCGCCTGATGTCTGAGAGTTTGGAGCCAAATAGTCTGCCAGTATAACCTTTGTTATCTCCAATGCCGATTGGAAATCGTGTGTTAAAGTGTTTTCGTGAACCGCTTCGTCACCAGCAGCTTCGTTAAAACTCATCTTGATGGCTCTGTCGTCTGTAGCGCCATCTATCTTGGCCTTTAGGTAGGTTGCCCTCTTTACCTCGTCAACTACTACCGATTTGATAATTTGAAATTTTAATATCATATCTTTCCTTATTTAATGGTTTCTAACTGAGGATCACTCTCTATGGAGCCTGTCATATCTTTCAGCGTTTTAGCTCCAGCCGAAGGAGCCTCTTTGTCGAATACAAGTTTTATTGCATCTTTCAGAAGCATATTTGCTTCATCTGAATAAACTTTGGCTTGCTCTGTACCGCTCAAAGTCAACACCATATAGCTTGTATATGCTCTCACATATCCTCTAAAACAACCCTCGAAAGCATTCTTGTGTCCTTCGTTTAGTCTGATAACATTGAAAGTGACTGATGCAGGAATAGAAGATTCAATATATGTTTTTACGACTGGTGCCAGTTCGCCAGCAAAACTGCGAACTGCTGATTCTATGTATTGCCTTATCACAACTTTCTCTACTGCCGATAAAGTCGTGTTTCCAAACAGAGAATCGCCTGCCTTGTCTTTCTGCCGCTTTGCGATAACAGAAACCTGCTTCATCACGTCGCTTTCGATGGAATCCATGCTGATGGTTATCAATTTTGTCTCTTCTGCCATATCGCTTTATGCTGATTGTAAATACTCTTGTGCTTGGTTCACCGTTTCCTGGTTGGCACCCTGCACCACTCCGTTCTCTATCTGTCCACCGCCTTGTGCTATTGCTAATTGCTGTTGCTGCTGATACATCTGCTCAAGCTGTGCCTGCTGTTCCTGAACACTTGCAAGCAGCTTGTCTGCAAATGGAGCATTGATGTTCTGCAGATACTGCACCACGTTGATAGCACCCATCTGCAGCAACTGGTCAAGTCTGTCGTTTATCTGAGACTGATATGTGGTAGATGCGGCTGCATTCTTGATGCTTGTCTTGAAGTGCACGTCTCTTGCTGTATATCTGTCGTAGAATATGGTGCTGTTGTTGTCCTTGTTCAGTATCTTTCTGCCGTTCTCGTAGTACTGCTGTATGGTCATACACTTCTTGGTGGCGATCTTCTCTGCGAACACGTCCATATCCGATAGAATTGAGTACAGCGAGGTGGTGGCGTTCTGTGCCTCCTGGGCATATCTCGATGCAGATGTTCCTGCCGATGGCGTTTTGCCCTGCAGCGCTCCGCTCACGTTCGACACTTCGTGTATCAGGTTCAGCTCTATCTGCAGCAACTCATTGGCGCCAATGTTCACAGCATTCGAGGTGATGATGTCAGGCTTCACTTGTGGCATATTTGGTCTTGGTGTATAGAAACATAGTCCGTCATACTCCACTATTTCTTCGGCAAACTCTGCCGGACTCTTGCCTCCAAGCACGGTGGTTGGTATCATCCACACACCCTTCGAGCTGCTTCTTATCGCCATATCGTTCATCACAATCAGTCGGTTGATGTATCTCTGCTGGTCTATCACGTTCGCTAAGAATGGATGTATCTTGCCGTTGAGATACGGAAATAGCTTGATTGTAAACGGATGGCTCTTATAGTCGTATGGGGTTTCCCCCTTGCACAGCACGGTTCCGTCTGATGCCATATAGGTGTAGTACCAGTATTTGTCCGCTACTTCTTCCGATACGATATAGGCTCTCTCGTCTTCTGGCACACCCATATCGTCATACATCTTCTTGCGCTTAATATTGTCCGATCTCAGCTTCTCTATCATGGCCGTATCGTCCATATCCACCTTAAAGTACGAGTTGTTGGCGTTCGTGGCTACAGGGTCAAAACATTGCAGGCGCATCTTGGTCTCGGTAGTCCATACCTCTATCACTCTCACGTAGTGGTTCGACTTATTGGTGTGATCAAAGCTTATGTTTCCAAGGTTCTTCTCCTCGTTGAACTCATACCCAACTCCGTCATCACTCACGTCTTGTATGGAAAAGATGCTGTCAAGGTCATCTATCGTAAGTCCAAACTCCGGTCGCGCAAATTTCTGGTACAAATCTTCTCTGCTCACGTCATGAAGACAACCTATCAGGCTGATGTCCTCATGTCTCGGGTCGCTGCCGCACTCGAAAAACATAAAGTCAGGCTCCATAAGCTCCGTCCATGCGTCAGGAAGTTCGAGCTGCTTCGACTCCCATCCTTCTCTTGCGTATATTTGACCGCCTATCACATAGTCTTTGATGGCGTGATTCAACAGGTCTTGCATATACGTTGACTGCCAGTTGCATTGCAGGGTCGCGCTCATCATGTCGTTGATAGATCTTAAGTCATTGTCCCTGGCAAAGCACACGGGTTCCGTTCCTTGCTTGGCATAGAGGCCGCCTATAGACTCCAGTATGCTCGCCATCACGTTATTGCTCATTGGTGTAGTGTTCTTTCGCTCCATATACTCCCGTTCAGTCATGTAGACGTAGGAGCCGTGGTCCCACACCTTGATGGTATCTCCCCATTGGTCTCCCATGCAGTATCTCATGGTTCTCGCCCTCGTCTCTCTTACCCCACTCAGGCTGTTCCATGCGCTCCTGCATCGCTGCAATAGCTCCATGTCGTTACCATGCGCTTGCCTCGATGCCCGGTTGATTACCGAACTGTACAGTTTCTTTCCAGGCATTACCCTGCTAAGAGTCAATATCCTTGATTTTGTCATTTTTATATACAGATTCTTGTTGTTTTAGCGCAAAAATAAGAAATGTATATCATCTCTTTGCCCATTGTTCCCCATGTACGATTACCCTTGGTTACTAACGGAAAATCAAGCCTGTTTTTTCGTGATATTTGCAGAAATATTATTTACATAATTATTTTTAAAAATGAAAAAGGAAGAACAAGCTAAAATGATGGAAGCTGAAGAGGCGACAAGCGCCCCTTCTGTCGACACGGAACAAGATGCTCCTGCTGAGGACGAGCGCCCTAACCGAACGGCCTTCTCCAAGCGTTTCTCTAAGCGCCATTCCGACATCGACTTCGAGGACAAGGAAGCTCGCTATGGCGCCATGAACGACGATGCCGATATGCTCTCCAAGTACGAGGAAAGCGGAAAGGCTCTCTCAAAGATGCTCGACAGTAACAAGTGGCTGGCGGCTATGGTGATCGACTCTACACGGAAGAATATGCATCCTTTCGAGTGGATGGCTTCGCAGGGTATCGACATCAAGGCGGCACTCGAAGATGAGGAGCTGGGAAAGAAGGTGGCTACTCAGATTGCCAATTTTCAGGAAAAGGTAGCCGAACAGGAGAAGCACTCGCAGATGCTCGATGACAATCTCCGAAAGTCTTACGAAACGTTACAGGGTTTGGGACTCTCTGACGAGGAAACTAACGACCTGTGGGGCAAAGCATTTGGCATTATACAGGATGCCGAAGATGGCAATATCTCTGCCGAAACATGGAAGCTCTTTAAGAACGCATACAGCTACGATGCTGACATTTCTTCGGCTCGCGAGGAAGCCGCCATGCAGGCTCGTAACGAGAAGATCCAGAACAAGGTTCGCTCCTCTAAGACAGAGGGAGGTATGCCTCCTTCTCTTTCCAATTCCGGAAGCGGAAACGAGCCTGCTAAGGCCATAAAGCGAGAGAGTTTCTTCGATGACATCAGAAGCAATTAACAAATAACATTTTTAATAGTATATAACATGAAGAAAGTAATGAATTATTTTTCCTTTCAGTCCGTCTTAAAGATGGTGCTGATGTTACTCGCAGTTGCAACGGGTGGTGGCGTTCTCGCTTTGGCAGACAATGTAGAGCCACAGATTGGCAACGAGGGTGTTGAACCCGCATCTAAGGAAACGGTTAAGGCGAAAGAACCAGTCAATCCTGATACTAACGACCGACTGAGTCCAGGCGGTAAGAAGGATGGACAGGACCTAACAGGATCTCAGGCTTCATCAACTCAGCTTCGAGAGGGTGGTCTGCTCGAAAAGGAGTGGGACTCCGAAATCGTCAAGTTCTATCCTTTCAAGACTCCTATTCTCTCTATCGTTCGCCAGATGGCAAAGACCGTCAATATCAAGAACTGGTCTGTATCTCACCAGCGTGTGGGTGGCGAGACTCTTGATGGTCAGGTTACTCAGAAGATTGTAGCTGGCGATACAGTAGAAATCAACTCTACCAACTTCTCTGGCTCTATCCGTCCTTTCTACAAAGGTACCACTGTCATCGTGTCTGGTGTCCCTGGTTACAAGGAAGGTTCTAAGACTAAGACCGAGGGCACACTCATGCTCTACGTCATTGAGTCTAACGGCAAGAAGGCTGTCATGCAGGCCGTTAATGGTATTCCTAAGAACGAGGGCGATACGCGCGAAAACCTCGACAACATGACTTGTCCTGAAATACCGGTAGGAACTACTCTGCTCGCTGCTTCTTCTGCGGCTTCCGAGTCTCAGCTTACAATTACCCCAGAGAACTTCCAGCCTCGCGAGAAGTCTGTATATGTACAGAAGAAGCTGCTCAACATCGTCTTTACTGACGACTACGAAAAGGTAAAGAAGGAGCAGCCTATCACGGTGGCAGACCTCAAGACCGATGCCATCATCAAGTATAATCTCCGTGCTGAGCGCACGTATCTTATGGGCATTAAGTCTCGTTTCAAGGCTGAGACTGGAGATGGCCAGATAGAAGATGTATACACCTCTGAGGGCATCATCAATCAGCTTACCAACACTTACGCCATTGGTGACGAGTATACTCTATCCGACCTGATTGCTATCTCAAAGTTGCAGTTCACAGAGTTCTCCGAGAACAACCGCTGCTTTGCTTTCTGTGGCAAGAATGCAATCGAGAGGCTTGAGAATATCAAACTTGATGGCAGCCATCAGAACGACTTCATCAACCACAATGAGTTCGATTTGTCGTTCAAGCGATTCAAGGACACATTCGGATCTATCGACTTTATCTGGGCTCAGACACTCGACCTCATGGGCTTGTCTGACTTCATGGTCATCTTCGACCCTAAGGCTTCACGCCGTTACGTAAAGATTGGTAAGCGCGAGCAGACCAACGATATGTCAAAGGGTGGCGGAGAAGTCCGTGACGCAAAGCGATGGATTCACCAAGAGGCAGACTCTGTTGCTCTCCGCGGTTACAACTCTATCCTTGTCGGTCCTGCAAGCAAGATCAACAAGATTGCTACCGAGTCTTTGGGCGCAATCATCTCTGCTGCAAAGCTTCCTGCTACTCCTGCAAAGGGTATGAAGGTGGCTCTTACTAAGGACTATGTCAATGGTAGTACAACCTACGAGGCTGGTACTGTCTATTACTACGATGGTTCAGCTTGGTCTATATACGCAGGTCATGACGTAGCTGCGTAATGTGAGTTCTTTTTCATTTCAACCAACATATATTTACTCATTCTGGGGGCGGGTGCGGTAAGCCTCGCCCCTTTTTAAATTCTAAAGAAATATGATTAAAACATACAAGGCGAGAGTCAGCAATAATAATGTAAGTTATCTGCTTGAAGGAAAGCATGGCAACAAGGTACGATACAACTTCACTAACGGCAATGTTGTTATCAACAAGTATCCGTCACTGACACTTCGCAACAGATACTGCCAGGATCTCCTGGAGTCCAACCCTCTTTTTCTTAACAACACCATCATCCTCGAGCACGCAGAGGAGGAATACCCTGGCGAGCAGGCTGCTCTTGATAAGGAGAAGCAAGAAGCTGGGCAGTCGCACGATGCCGTTCCTGAAAAAGCGGATACTTCCGCAAAAGACACAGATGAGGCTGAGCCTGAGAAGGAGCGGGTAATGGGTGTTGTTTCTACTGCAGACGTTATCGAGTATGTAAACAAGCGCTTTGATAAAGATTACCGCACTTTGGCTAATGCCATGAAACAGGCGTCAAAGTACAACATTATCTTCCCCGACTTCGAGCCATAATCCCTATATAAATAAGGTATAATGAAAGTAGATGAAATAATAAAACAGGTACGATGGTGTATTGACGAGGAAACTTCTGGTACATCTTATATCGCAGACGATAAAGATGACGTGTACATGGAGAATATCATCCGCGCAAAGATTCCTGACGCATTACATTGGATTGCTATTACTGCTTCCGCTTCTTCGGTGCTTTCATCATCTTCTTCTACACAGAAGAATGCTTCTTCCGATGTGGCATCTACAACCGCTACTATGACGGTAACTTCCTTTGATGGGCACGAGGATATTGGCGTTATCACAATGCCTTCGTCTGTCTCTGTGTTCAATATCAATCGTGTACGTGGCAAAGGGTGGCACAAGGCTGTCATTCCTGTAGAGGACACCTCCGATGAGGCACTGATGATGTTTGATGAAACTTCCAAGGGAACCGTCGACCGACCACAAGCTGCCATCATGCGCGTCAAGCCACTGCAGGTCTTGGTGCAGCCTATGCCTTCCGATGGAACGATTTCCGTATCTTATGTAGGCGTGCCTACAGACGTAACAAAGGGCAGTGGAGAGGAGGACGATTCTGTCGAAATCTCCGACAACTTCCGTGGTGCTTTCATCTACTATCTTGCCTTCTTACTTCTTTCTGCCTATGATGATTCTAAGGCTAATCAAATGTATTCTATTGCTCTTCAGCAACTGGGTGCTAACCAAACTAAATAAGATGGAAAAGGTAGCTACTTCATACAGCAACGAAGAAAATGCTTGGGTTTCCGAAGAACTAAGCGTGCATCGCAATGTGTACTTAACAATCAATCTTACCGCTCCCGGCAAGGTTGTTATCAGGCAAAATTGCGGTGATGATAAATGGTATCGAGTTCCGATAAAGAGGCACAAGGATAATAAATCTTTCTGTTTCAGAATCCGCATACCATCCTCTCAATTCAAAATTAAGATATTTACATCAACTCAACCAAAAGAAATTTGTTATGCCTACATTTAGAGAAGATATTAGGTTAGGAACGAAAGTTCCTCAAATGAAAACGGAAGATTACGAGGACAGGTCTGTAACAACCGAAAAGTTAGCGAACGAAGCTGTTACTTCCGAAAAACTTGGAACAGGTGCGGTTCTGAGAGATAATATTCAGGATGGTGCTGTTGGCACTGACGAGATAGCGAACTACTCCGTAACAACCGAAAAGCTCCATGATGAAGCTGTCACAGAGAGCAAGTTGGCAGAACACGCAGTTACTTCAAGTATCCTTGGAAATGGAGCTGTAGAAAGAGTCAATATTCAAGAAGGAGCAGTTGGTACTCATGAAATCGAAAATAGTGCCATTACTATCGAGAAGATTGCTCAGGCCGTTTGGGACAAACTAAAAGATGAGTATCTCAGGATAGATGGCAGCAATGTTATGCACAGTGACCTTGGTCTAAACGACCATAATATCATAGGCGTTAAAGAAATCAGAAACATCAGTGCTCTTCCTATTGTTATAGCCTTTAATAAAGATGGCTACGATGTTAAGTTAGAAAAATGGGAAACAAGCGGAGGAGATGACGACCCATACCCTCGTTCTATTGGTGGTTTTGACGGTGGAAGATTTGAAGTTCCATTAGATGTTACCGCAGTTGGTTTTAAAACTCATAACCGCTCTGTGTTAGGACTGTTAAACAACAATAGTGAAGTTATTACAGCAATGACAGACTCTGATATTGACAGTTGTATATCAAGTGTATTTAGATAAAAATATTAGCACATGGAAAAATATTTAGATAGAAATAGTGTTTTAAGACTCCTGCAAGGCATCAAGACACAGATAGACAAGTCAAAGACGAACATACTTGACACAAAGGGAGCAGCGAATGGTATTGCCTCGCTTGATGCAGGAGGTAATGTTCCTCTTTCTCAGTTAGGTAATCTTGACACTACCTTCTTTGAGGTAGTAACAGAACTCCCTTCTGATATTCGCAATATCAAAAAGCACATATATATTCTCAATGGAAACAAGGATGGCGAGAACAACAAATACGCAGAATACATCTACACAGGTGACCTGACAGACGCAGGAGATTTAGCTGGAGATATTGATGCAACAAAATGGGAGAAACTTGGTGACTTTGTTCCAACTTTCGACCTTCAAGAGTATGTCAAGAAGAACAAGGCTATTGCAAATTTGAAATTTTACGATCCAGTTTTGGATAATACATGGGATGGCGATTATGATCAACCATCTGAAACAGCTATCAGAATTGAGTTTGCAGATGGTTCACACCAATATCTTGTTGTCCCTACAGCCACAGCACCAATAAACACATCAAGTTCTAACTCCGAGTTAAGTGACAGCGAAAAAAGCAAACCTTTTATTTCTACGGGTAGTGCTGGCTTTATGTCACCTTCCGACAAGGGCAAACTTGACGATATAGACCTCAATGCCCTTACTGCATCTATCAATGCTGCCAATACCGCTGCCAATAATACAAACACCGCTATCCAAGCAGCAGAGACTGCAACGACAGGCGCAGAGAATGTCAATGCGGAACTGGAGGGAAATGTACTTATCGTTACCAATAGAAATGGTGAGCAGAAGTCAGTAAATCTTACTGATACTGACGAGCATGTGACAGTTAATTGTACTACCACGATGGAAGGCGTAAGCATGGAAGGCTTGGTTATTAACGTCTATATTAATAATGGTGCAGACCCTCATCAGTACACTACTGATGCAAATGGTCAGGCTGAGTTTACTGTCACCAAAGGTGCAACCTATAAAGTTGTGTTCCCTTATGTGCAGAAGTGTAACATTATCGACCCTGTACAGCATGTGGCAAGCGTAGGTAACAGAATTATTGACGCAAACTATATAGCTGAGACCGAAAAGATGGAGCGGTTAACTATCAATATGTCTAAGGCTGACGAAAGCGGAAATGTAACTCCGTGGGAAGGCGGAAAGGCGTATGTTACCATAGCTGGCAAGAGAACAGAATATATTATGGATGCCGATGGTAGGGCTGTCGTTGAGATTAAGAATGGCACATCTTACACGGTAAGCGTTGACAAGATAGACGGTATGTATGAGCAGTACGACCGCTACTCTATTACCAGAACGGCTATTTCTGAGAGTTATCGTTTTAACTTTATCTATCGACCTTACGAGAGCGGAATCTGGCTCATTGATGACAATAATAAGCAATGGACTTACGATGACTGGGAGGCAAGTGGAAATGATAATAGCAAGCTGATGTTTGTGCGTATTGCTACGCTGGAAACTCAACGTTACAAGGGAGACATACTTATTAGTATTGACAAGATGGCGGACTTCTCTAAGGTAGCCGTAACTAAGCAATGGTGTAATCAGAACGTAGAGTTTAAGAATATACCTTTAGATGGTCGTGATAAAAACAACTCGAACTGGTCTCGCTTTGCGTATAACGGATTGTTGGCTACACAGACCATTATAGCGGAAGGTGACGAGCGTGGTTTGACTACGGCTGCCGCTGATTATTGCTATAGTTCTACGATTGCGAATGGAGATAAACTTTATCAAGGTTATCTGCCGACAGCTTACCAATGGGAGCTGACATGGAATAATATGGATATCGTGATAGACGCTATCAATAAGAAGTACCCAGACCTCAATGTCAATAAGACAACATTAAGTGGTAATAAGTGGACTTCTACCCAGTACAGTGCCAGCATCAGCTACTACTTCAATACGGCTGTCAGCAACAACAGCAAGAACAACAGTTATCTGGCGATTCCGTTCTACGATTATCACTTGATGACGTTCATCCTTCGGGTATGCCGATTTGTATGCAAAAACGATGAAAGAATACATACCTATTGAGTTGGTAGATGAAGCTTATAGGGATTGCTGCAAGCGTAAGGGAGGAACAGAAGGTTGTCTTGAATACAAGATGAATTACCTTCTCAATAACTTGCAGCTATACAACGAGCTGAACTCCATGACCTACGAGATAGGTAAGAGTAAGGCTTTCTGTGTGACCAGACCTAAGCTGAGAGAGGTGTTCTGTGCGCAATTTCGGGATAGAATAGTGCATCATATCCTTTCCATCAAGTTCCTGCCAATATTGGAGGGTGAAATGGTGGATAATGCCTATGCCTGCCGAAAAGGAAAGGGAACTGATTACGGCATCGACCATATCAGGCAACAGATAGAGCGAGTTAGTGACAACTACACTAAAGAGACATGGATATTGAAGTGCGACCTTCAAGGCTTCTTTATGAGTATCAATAGACGGATGTTGTATGATATTGTAGAGAAGATTATAAGTGAGAAATATCAAGGTGGCGATATAGACTTCTGGCTGTGGCTGTGGAGGAAGGTTATCGTGAACGACCCAAGCAAGAATTGTGTAAAGGTTGGCGATTTGAATCTATGGGATAGACTTCCTTCCAACAAGTCGCTATTTACCTGCGGAGAAGGCATCGGTCTTCCTATCGGCAATCTTCCAAGCCAGATACTTGCCAATTTGCTTATGTCTGCGTTCGATAAATGGATATTGAGTCGTATTGGTGAGAGTGGAGGATATGGGAGATACGTGGATGATTTCGTTGTTATCAGCAGAGACAAAGGATTATTGCTCGAAATACTCCATGACTCTCGTAACTACCTTTTTGATAAACTGCAACTTACCTTGCACCCAGATAAAGTCTACCTTCAGGAAGTAAAGAATGGACTGAAGTTTACTGGATCAGTCATTAAACCAGGAAGAGTATATGCTGGTAATGCTACAGTTCAGCACCTTTTCGATGTTGTCAAGAAATGGAATAGCACAGAAAATCCATCGAAGGAACAGACAGAAAAGTTCGTGATTCAGGTAAACTCCTTATTCGGACATCTGGTACATCGTCATAGCTACGGAATAAGATGGCGAGCATGGAAGGAGATAAAACATAAAGATAAAATATATTGCGTAAACATGAAAAAGATTGTTGAATTTAAAAATAAAAAGTTATGAAAGCAAATTTTGTGAAGACGTTTATTCCTGCAAATGATTTTGTCGCAGTAGAAAAAGTAGGGAACAAGATACTTGTTCGTTTCGATGCAGTTAAGGATGCAGACATGGACGCATATTCTTGTGTCGAGGGTTCTGTATCTGCATCTGAATATAACGAACAGGAGATGAGACGAGAGTATGAGGCGTGGAAGCAGAAGTGGGCAGAAAAAGCCTTAGTACTTGCTAAGAAGGCTAAGATAGCGGAGATAACAGCTTACGATACCTCTGACAAGGTGAACGGGTTTATGCTGAACGGACTGCTTGTTTGGCTTGACAAGGCGACACGTGTCGGATTGATGAACTCCACAACTATTGCCAAAGCAGCAGGTCAGGAAACTACCACCCTGTGGCTTGGTGGTGCGAAACTGGTGGTGGATTGTGATAAGGCCATTCAGTTACTCTCTGCGCTTGAGATGTATGCCTTGGAGTGTTTTAACGTGACGGCAAGCCATAAAGCAGCGGTGAGTGAGCTGATGAGTATCGAAGATGTAGAGGTCTATGACTACAAGAAAGGTTATCCAAAAATGCTTGATATGAGTGTATAATACCATATTGCTGATATCAGCAAAATGCTATTTGTGTATAACTAATTAAAACGAAAATATTATGTATATACTAAGTGTTATTTCGTTTCTCCTCTTGGGAGGATTTCTGCTTCTTGCAGCCATGCGATTTGGTGTTCCTGCGATGGTGAGTGACGTGTATTACCAATTACAGAACTGCACGGGAAGCGAGGTAATAGGAGACAAAAACAAGCGAAACTATGGATGGGTATTCACGGCAGTTATGGTTACGTGTGCGGTACTGATGATGGTGTGTATGCTCGACACAGGTAAGGGTGTTCAGTTTCTTGCCTTTATAGGGTGTGTGGGGTTAATGTTCGTTGGTGTTTCACCAAATTATCTTGATGCCGATGCCTATCCTGTCCATAAGGGAGGAGCCATCGTAGCCGCCATAGGATGTGTAGGCTGGTGTCTGTCTGTGTGCTGGGTTCCAACGGCTGTAATAGCTCTTGTCTATCTGCTACTCGTAAGCTATTCGGACGATGACGAAAGATATAATCCTGTGTGGTACATGGCAGAGTTGGCAGGATTCTTAGATGTCTATATTACTTACTGGATATAATTATATAAGGTGGGCAATTAATTTTGTCCACCTTATATGTAGAATAGATACACGGATTGCATAAGACTACCCATAAGATAGCAAACATCTTCTCCTTTTGGATCGAGCGAAAACTTTTCAGCGATATGCTGAACCGCATGAAGCATTTCATGAGAAATACTATTCACGAACTCACTTTCCTCTATTGTAAAACCTACAGAAACAACAGTTTGATGCTTATGATGCAGCATCAGATGCAGAGTCAGAAGCAGAGTATGAAGATTATTGATATATAGAAAAGAAAAGGAGTGAGCATTAAGCCCACTCCTTTTTATTTAGTTCAACTTGTCGAGTTCATCCACTGCCCTCATCATAATATAATCAATATTCTGATTGGCAAAGTTGATACTCTCTGCATCGTTCGACTTATTGCGTAGTTCCCTCCATCGCTTCATTTCTTTGGTAGCCGTTTCTATAACATTCATCTTCTCAGCTCCCTTTGATTGCTTAAACTTGTAGTAGTCGCCATAATTCTTGACCATCTCATCCAAAGGAACGTTCTTTGACTTCAAGCGTTTAGCATTCGCTATCATCTTTTCAGTCTCATCCAAGTAGTTATACCACTTGCTCTTGGTTCTTTGAAGGCTTGTCTGCTCGCTTGGTGTATAGAACAGGGATCGAACAAAAGGAATATCCTTTGTTTCTGTGTTATTACCTTTCTTAACAAGTCCTCCGACTCTCTCCATAAAGGTGGCAGCACCTCCAAGATAACTACTATATAAGTGCTGTAGCAAAGATGGATCTGTCGCAGCATCAAGGAAATCGTTTCCCTTCATGTTCTCATTTCCAGGAGCTACATCGTTCGACCATGCGTTTGCTTTCTTGTTGATGTTGATGAGCCATTCTGGTGTACCCTTGTAGGCCAGCATCCAAGATGGCTGGTTCTCGTCGAACTTATTCTCTCTATGGATAGGAGCGCCCTTCCAGTCTGAGTTAAAGAACCATTCAAAGATAGGAGAAGTTGCAGATGGGGCAATGGCTTTAATGGTCTCCTCTCCGGGGTTCTTGCCGAATGAGGCATTTCCAAGATAATCAGCCACAGGAACCAGCTGAGACATACAGCCTACAGCATCCAGTGCAGGGTTCTTCTGCCCACTGATATTCTTCGAGAAAGTAAGACCAGCCGCCAAGTCACCAAGACCATAGAAAGCCCTTTCCTCAATAGCAAGCGGAATAGTAATGAACTCGCCACCTCCTACGTAGATACAGAGATTGTTTCTTCTGATATAGTCAGGCAACTCTCCGTATGGGTCCTTCACTCCCTTTCTGTCCTTTTCATCCTCACTGGCGATAAGCATATTGTTGATAAGAGCCATAGCCATACCACTCATCATGGGACCGGCCATGATATATCCTATCGTTCCTGCCTTGTTGTTCTTGAAGTTCTTAATCAGTAGGTTAGTACTCTGCACTCCTGCATTGAAGAACATTGACGAGTTTCTAAACCAAGAAGCCCAGAAACCATAGACATTCTTTCTTGCAGTCTTAGCTTTACTCATCTCTCCGTTCTTGAACGAATAGATGGCATTACCCGAACCGTGTCGGTTAAAGTTTACAGAAACCTCCTTGGCATCATAAGCAGAGCGAACAGTCGAACGGCCAGCGTCGCGGCTCGCGCAATAAGTAGCAAAGCGAGCCAAGTTCTCTGCAACCTCGTTGGCGTTCTCCAAATTCTTGAAGATAAAGTCAAAGACATTCTTTGATACTCTTGCCTTGCCGTTCTTCTCTGTCTTTACATGAAGTTTGTACTCGGAAGTAAGGTCTTTCATGTTCTTTATCTGAACCCAGCCAGTCTCACCGCCGTTCTCCATGAACTCCTTGAAGTATCTCTGAATCTTATCGGAATTGTCGAGTGTGCCGTTTCTGTACTTAGAGAACAATCCGAAGCCTGTCATTTTCTTAAAATCACTCAGCTTAGTGTTTCTGATACCCTCGATAAGTCCAACCTGAGCATAATACTTTTCGAAAGTTTTGGTGTATGCCATACCTTCCTTGGCAAGCAGGTTGGTAGAAGCAAACTCAAAGTCTCTTATCATATTACGCATCACGAACTCTGGGTTATATGAAGTACAGGTCTGAGCCATGAATCTTGATATGGCGGCAGTAGTTCGTCCTACCAGTGACTCGTTCTTGTGCTCCAGCATTCCGTTCAGAGCCTGCGCTGCTCTTGGGTTGCCTAAGATAACAAAGCTGTGCTTCTTGCCTGCAATCATCACGTCCACGATATGCTGCGACTTGTCTTTAGCTCGCTCAAAGCGATAACCGATATTTCCTCTGTCAAACTTCTTTGTAGCAAGACCTTGCGCTTTCAGCATAGCCATATCGGTGTCGAAGTCCGATACTATCTGATTAATCTCGTCAGCTGTAGCGCCCTCAGGAATGTCCGGATAACGTTCCTCTACAATTCCTGTTGTGGGGTCTTTCACATACCATACACTCGTCTCCTTGATAAGGTTGTTGTCAGAGTGGTTTCTCGCAAATCTCGCAAAGGCCTGTTTGATAGCATTATCGCCTCCGTTCTTGATGGCTCTGTTGCCTAAGGCTCCTATCTGAGCCAGTATGTTGGTCTCGCTAAGATACTTGTGTCCTCTTGCCTTTGCAAGGGTGCTTCCTATGCGGTTCTTCGGGTCTCCTATTTCTGTGATATAACCATATACATCCTCAGCCGTTTTCTCGTCATAGTTTCTAAGTGGAACGTACCAGTCAAACATCTTCGATACGTGTCCGTGCAGGTCTCTGTCTATAATGCCGTTATTATAGTCTGAGTCTACCGAATATCTGGTAGCCGCTCTTACTTTATCCCAATAATCTCTTACTGAGCCGGCCTTTACCGATTCCATCTTTGCTTCTGCGTCCATCACACTCTGTATGGCCTCTCCGTCATTGTATGGATCTTTCATACTTATGATGTCCTGCACACCGTGCATACCCGAATAGTCGTGTTCTCCAGCCTCGTAGTCCTTGTTCACATTATCGCGTATCCACTCGTCCATCTTCTCGTAGTAACGTTTCAGGTCGATGATTCCGCTCTTTAGCTGGTTGCCCAAATCCTCCTTCTTGGCAACCCATTCGCTCTGCAGCTTCTCAGCGTCTGCCTTGGTGCTGTCATCCATACGAAGCTTTCTCACAGCATCACGCACAAAGAACACTCTGTTTCGCTCCAAGCCGTGCTTGGTAATCATATAGAGGTTGAAGTTCCTTATCTTGTCGTCTGTCTTTTTTCCTTCAAAGGCATCGAGTACTCCGGCCATAGCTTTCTCCAAAGGACGCATGATGTTTATCTCGAACATCTTGGCCGCATCGCTCATCGCGCCCTGCATGACGTTCTGAAGAATGTAGGGATTTTCCGAAGAAGCTATATCCTCTATCTTCTTGTCCGGAACAATGGCATTCATCAGCTTCTTCAAGGAAAGCATATTATCCATATAGCTCTCCGTAGCCATATAGCCATGAGCGTCAAGTGAACGATGGTATCTGTCAAGGGCAGTAGCTGCGGTTGGGGTAGTACGGAAATGAATCTGTCCGTCTGTAGCCTCCTGATAATCTGCCTTTGGTAAGTCTGCCAGGGAACGAGCCTTTCCATCATTTTCGTAGAACACGCCATCACGGGAAACCACACTCCGAATATCCTCATGGTCGAGACGGTATTTCACCGCCTCGGCTCTCAGTTTCCAATATGGATCATTCGGATTCTTCTGCAAGTTCTTGCTCAACCAGAGCAAGTACTTCACATCTTTAGTATTAGGAGCAATACGATAACCGATTTCATGAAGAAAATCAGATACCTTATTCTTGATACCATTCCAGAATCCAGCTTCGCCCTTGCCATCCTCGGCGAGTCGGGCGATACCTTCCTCTATGGCATTACGATAGTCCAATGGGCTGTACTTCATTTCTTCCGCAACAAGCTTCTTTAGACCTGCATTCTCGGGCTTGTCAAGGTCATACCACACACTGTCAAGGAACTTGTCGAATCGCTCTTCACCGAAAAGCTCTCTCATTCCCTTGTGTCCTACAACCTCATGCCAGATAGTCTTCTCGGCAGTATATCTGTCGTGGATATTTGGCATATAAAGATGCACCTCGCCAGTATTCTCATCATACCAGCCAGTAATCTTTCTGCCTTCCTCAATAGCTGCCTTTGCTGCCTTGTTGGTGATTTCATCAACCGATGAAACCATCTTTACCTTGCCGCCAGTCTTCTGAGCCACCTTCTCCACATGAATCTCAACCGATGAAGCAGGATAGTTGCCATCACCTCGTTCCTCACGGAAGTGAGTATCTGATTCGCTATAATCGTAAGGAGTCTTAACTTCAACGCCCATACCATTCAGCACATTCAGTACATCTTTCAATTTCTCTGCGTCGAATGTGGCCCAGAAGTTCTTACCCTTCGACTGGAAGTTGCGACCATGAACCAAATCAAGTAAATATTGGTTCAAGTAATACTTGCCTCCTTCTTTTCTGCTGGCAGGAACAAAGAGTGCGTACATAGAACCGGAATTCTTTGTTAGTCTCAATGTGCCATCTGTAGAAGCAAGTTCTGTGCCACTTGTTTTCTTGGTAAACCAATCATAAGCCTTTGCGATTGGCATGTTACCAGTAATCTCTGCTATACTTACGCCGTCAGGAACCAAGATACCCTGTTTTACCTTGCCATCATCGGTAGTGTAAGAAATCAAATGACCAATAGAACTATTGTCAGCCAACGCTTCCAGCATGTTTCCTGTAATGATGCGTCCTATTGTACGGTCTTTCTTCGGAATCATTCTATCCCAGGCATCCATGTTAACAACCTTGCATTCCTTACTGAATCTTTCAGAATCAGCCTGTATTCTTTCAAGTACTGCAGGCCTATTCAACGGAATCTCTACACGCTTTCTTGAATCGGTGGTGGCAATAACAATAGAGGATGAACCAAGATTGTAGTTCTTGTCAAACTTGAAACCGATTATCCTACCAAATTCAGGATATAAAGATATTGACGCTTCTTCCATATACCAATCATTAGGAACGCTGATCGTCTTGTTTGGGTCGAAAGCGAAAAGAGGATTGACAAACATATCATATTTTACATTTACATTCTCAATCGCATCTGATAGCTTTTTAGATAATCTTCTCTTTACATCATCAACAGCAGTATCTACTCTTGTCTTGATTTCTTCTTCTGTCAAGATATGCTCACCCGGTTTAATCTCTTCGCCCTTATCTATCTTCTTCTGAATCTTTGCGTTCTCCTTTTCCAAAGCAAGGCGAGTGCTTTCTTCTACCTTGGCAACTTTCTTTTCTTTCTGTGCTGACATCTTGGCTTTAGTGTCCTCAATCTTTGCTTGCTGGGCAGCTCTGATTTCAGCAACCTTATCCTTTCTCCAAGTTTCATAGTCCTTGCCATCGAGCATTTTCTTCTGAGCATCCTCTACCTCTTCAGCTTTCATCGGCTTTTTGAGCACGTTCATTTCAACGGTCTCAATATAGGTATTGTCCGCAAAGGCATTATCTCCGTTAGGGTCAGAACCTTCCTTCCAAACTTCACGCTTCAAAGTCTTAGCATCTAATGGCATGTCTGTCATTTCAAGGTCGTTCATGCCCATATCGTTCAACTGCTTAATCTTTTGGCTATAACTGTCGGATATGTCTTTCAGTACAACTTCCTGTTCCTTTACAGGGAGCAAGGTGAGTCGCTTCATTACCTCGTATGCAGGGGAAGTAATGTTAGGTTTCATGCCAGATTTCAGTTCACCAATAGACAAACCGTCTCTTGCATATTCCATGAATCCCCAACCCAATGGGTCTGCGAGTTTATTGTAATACTCAGGATGCTGAGCCATATACTGCAGAACAATCTCATCGCCATACTTGTTGGTGAAGTCTTGCACATCTACCTCATTAAACTTGCTCTTCTGGGATGATGTAGTGTTGGCATCAAGTGATTTCAGCTTATTCTTGAACATCATCATCAGACGTTGCTCGGCAGGAATTGCAGAAACCAAGTACACGTATTTACCACGTCTTACCTGTCCTGTGCGGTCAATACGTCCGCGAATCTGCACTTCATCATTAATATTACCTTGCATCTGGGCAAATATCATGGTGCGCTGTCTCTGGTCTTTATACTTACTGGAAGCATGGAGAGAAATGCCGGCAGCAGCCGAACGGTTGAGAATAAGTGCATCAAGGTCACCGTTGTTAAAACGGTCAGCCAAGGCATTCTTATTTTTGTCGGTTCTGTTCTTTCTGATAACCTTACCGTTCTCCGTATATACCATTTCTGTATTTCGTCCTGTCAGCTCACCAACCTTATAACCTGCTTCTTCAAGACGATGCTTGATAACATCAATAGGGCTGATACTTAGTCCACTGGATACAGATGCTATCTTCTGCTTAATCTCATTATATCTGGCAACAGCTTCTTCGCCGAGTTCTTCAACTCTCAGCGTACTGTTAACTTGGTCGCCCATATCGTTCTTTTCCGTATATCTCAGAATACCCTCCAAGCCCTTCATAAGAGTAGAATTAAGGTCCGGCATATCCATTTCAACGCCCATTGGGTACTCATCTATCATACTGCCCATTGTGTTGTTGACAGCAATAACAGGTTTCTCTCCGTTCTTGATAGCCTCAATAGCATAGTCTGCTACCTTCTCTGCCTTGATAGAGAAGAGTGCCTGCTGAACCACATTGTAAGCCTTGCTTGCAAAGGTAACATTTCCAATACCCATATCCTTTGTGCCTGGAGTATGGTCTGCGCTACCTTGAATCAAGGCAAGATCATCACTCATCTGTCCGAGCTTGGCATCTACATAAGTACGCTGGAAGTTCAGAATGTCGTTGAAGATTCCGAAGATGTTATCAAACTTGTCTCTCTGACCCTGAATCTCCACTTCGTTCTCAGTCAAAGGATTCCAGTCGATAGTTACGCCAGTCATATCTCGCTCACGGCGAATCATCTGACCGCTCTTAGTCAAGGCTTGGCTCATGATTTCTTGGAATACGGCTCCACCTTTCTTGATGGCATTCAGTACCTTCCAAGAAGCATCGCCCTTTTCTCCTTCTTCCTTATTCTTGCTGCCCAAGTCGGTCTTCAAGGCATACAATTTCATTGCATCAGGAGTTTTGGCATAGGTAGCTGAAAGGAATGTAACGCCCTTAACATTAGGCAATACGTCCTGAATAAATGCGCTGCCGCTTCCTTCTCCTGCGGCATCGTGGCTTTCATCAAGAATAAAGACGCTGTTCTCGGCGATTCTTTTGATAGCATCACGCTTCATCTGACCGTTGCGGTCTGTTGCAGTAACTTTCTTTTTCGCTTTCCATTTTCCACCCTTAAACTCTTCCAAACCATTCCTGATTTGCGAATATGTGGTTAGGATATAGTCATATCCTTCTGGCAACTTTCCGTTTTCTGCAATATATTTTAGTACTCTCTCTGTTTCAGTCTTACTTGGAACCTTATATACAACCTTCTGCTTTCTAACAGTAGTTGTTTTCCCATCATGACCTTTTACCTCTTCATCATAGTTTACCTTGATGTTTCCCTCGTTGCTTGATGCAAGGATGAATGGACGCAACTCTTGGCTGCCAATATCATTCAAATCACGGTAGGTATCAGAGAAAAGATTAGCCTTTTGCGTAAATGAAATAGGGATTCTTCCCTGTTTCACGGCATAGCGGATAATGGCAGCAGCTTGTCTTCCCTTACCGATACCTGTCTGGTCGCCGATAATGAAACCATTTCCCTTCTCCATCTGCTTCAATCCCAAGGCTACTGCATCAATCTGTTCTGCAGCAAGATGTGCATAAAGGTCTTCCTTGTCGTTGTAGCCAAGATTATCTACCAAGTACTGGTCTGCGTCGCCTAATTTGTTAAGTACGTTATCCAATGCCTCCTTCTGTCGAGCAGGAACCACCGCACCAATAGAGTAGGCCGAACTATGTGGCTGATACTTAACCTTCTCTGTTGTAAGAGACTGCTTCTTTTCTTCTTTAGGAGTATTCTCTAATGATTGTTGAATATGTCCGGACCCATGTCGTACTCCAGACTCTCGTCCATTTTCTCCATTACCATTTCGTACAGGCTCATTTCCTCCAGATGGTACGTTTCCTCCTCGTCCGCTTCCACCATCGGCTGGTCCAGACTTTGGTGCAGAAGTTTGTCCCCCTCTTCCGTCTGTGTTACTATCTCCATTGCCAGTAGCTTTAACTGGTCTTCCGTCGGCATCTTCTGATTGTTCCACAGGTCTGGACTGTACGTCCAGTTCAGTCGGTTCAGAATTTCCAGAAGTTCCGTCAGAAACTGTTGTGGTTCCCAATCTTCCTCGTCCACCATTCTCTTCAACAGAATCAGAAACATTTTCTCTACCACTTGGCTTGTCACCTTCTCGCTTTTCTTTTCTGCGAATATCCACTGGTTGTTCTGTGCTACGTAATATGTCATCTTCAATTCGTTTATAAAGTTCGTCATAATCTTTCACGGTCTCAGCTCTGGCATCCTTCTCTACAGGTGGGAATACCTTGTTCTCAGGATCATAATTGCGTCTTCCGTTTATTAATATAATACGTGTAGGATAAGAAGTTCCCTGCTTTGCATAGAGACTTCCATCCACATTAATCACGTCCTCCACATTATAGTGGCTATAGAGATAACCAAGGAAAGCCTTATCTTTCGGATTCAAACTTCCGTTCTTGGCGTATTCTGTCTTGCCGCCTATAATAATGGCAGCACGGCCATCGTCCTTCATGCTCTCCAAAGCATTGATAGCCATCTGTCCTTCCAAAGAAGAAATCTTATAGCCGTCATACTCCTTAGGGGTAGCACTACCGAATGGTGGGTTTGTTACCACCACGTCAACGTCCTTGTCTGCAAAAGGCTGGGTTCCGTCCTGACTGGTCACGTTCTTGAAGCCCTGTCTTCTCAGGTTCTCCAATCTCTGAGCATCAATGTCGTTCACATGGACAGCATCCTTTGGCAAGCCGATAGTAAGCATACCATTGCCTGCACTTGGTTCAAGCGCACTCTTTATCTCCTTTCCATTACCATTTACATACATATCTGCAAGGAAAGCGTAAGGGGCAGGTGTAGAATACTGCTGCTTCATCACTCGCTCGGAGTCTCTCTGGTTGAGGCTTGGCTGGTTTTCGTAAAGTTTCTTAATGCGTTTGAACTTCTCTGCATTATTGGTTGATTCCGAAGAGGCGATGCCTCTTGCTCGCTGAACAATAGCTGTCTCGGCAAGTTCCTGCAAGTCTGTGTCCTTCACATCCTTCAACCCGCATTCATCAGCCATCTTTCTGAGTTCCACGATGCCGTTAATCTTCTGACCGAAACCAAGACGAGTGTTCACCCTATCCATAAACTTCTTCTCTGCCATCTTCCTTTCCTCGGCAGTCTTGGAGTCACCAACCAGATTCTCCTGATGCTTAGGTGAAGTCTTCTCGTAGTAGTCAGCCCAGTCCTTCAAGATCATGCGCTGCTCGCCATCACGATAGCGAATATTCATCATCTGCTCGTAGATAGCATCCACGTCTTCTTTCTTGAAGATCTTTGCAGCAGGAGCAAACTCCTTACGCATTTCCTTTACTACGTCTTCAAGATTGTGCATGCCTCTCTTAATTCTAAGGTAAGCATTCTCTGCCATTGCACTCACCAGTTTAGGCAACACCTCTAATTGTCTTGAATTAAGACCGATAAAGGAAGAAGAAACCTCATCCTTACCAGCATTCATAAGTTCTTTCCACAGGTCGTTGACCTTTTTGTTTGAAGCTGATACCGCTGCATCGTCGGCTTTCTGCTGAGGCTTTTCGCCCTGTTCTATTTTCGTTTTCTTCTCCTTCTCGAATCCTTCTGCTGCATTCTTGATTTCTTCAATAGGATTAGCAGATGGTTCTGTTTTAGAAGTGTCAACCTTTTGCTCAGCATTCAATTCCTTACGTTTAGCATAGATGCTTTCGTAGATTGCACGGTGCAAATCATCTGTCACTTCTCCGTTCAGATAGTCCAAAGCCATATCCTTGGATAAATCATCCACGTCAGACTTCATGATTTCCTCCTCAGTCAGAGGATGCTCTTTCTTAAATTCAGCGGAAGCCGACTCAATCGGGTTAAACTGAGGGTCTGGCTTCTCTTCTCTTGGAAGGAGTGGGAGACCTCCTTCATCAGACGTTTCGCCATTCATATTCTTCATGTACTCGATGCCGTCGTGAATCTCCTTTTCAGATTCTGCAATATCATCAGGATGAAGACTCATCAGATTATCATCCAATCCCTTGATTTTTCCAATAAGCCAAGATGCCTGTCTCTTATTCAGCTTCGCACCTTCAAGCATCTTTCTTGTCGTAGGGTCTTCCTTAGTCAGACTCTCCAGAAAAGCTAACTGTCTTTCAGAAGCAGGTTCAACTGGCTTATTCTCAATTCTGTCAAGCTTGTTTCTTGCCATACTGAGAATGCCATCAATCGTATTACTGCGAGAAGGCTCTTGTCTCCACTCATCGTGAGGGATGCCATAATAATCATCAACCAAGTCTTCTGCCTTGTAGAGAAGCTGAAAAGCATCGTCCTTCTTCTTGATTCCACCTTTCTCAATCTCTTCAAGCAAAGCCTTCTTGCGGTCGTAGATAGGAACTTCCGGCATTTCTTCCGAACTGGTTTCGGTATTATCGTCAATTCGCTCCAACACACCATTCAGATCACCATACTTCTTGCCATCATACTCGTAGTATGAACCGGTGTATTCTCCCTTCTCGTTTGGCTCATCAACCTTGATAACCTCCTTGTCTCCATCAATCAGAATTTTCTGCTTCATGATAGGACCATTCTTTGATGGAGTTTCGGTTTCCTCATCAGTAACCTTAATACGACTTTCAAGTTCTTTGTTTACTAAGTCGTCTTGTTCTTCTACTCTTGTTCGTTCTGGCTCTGTTCCTGCTTTTGCTGGTTCATTTCCTCCTGATGCTTCCTGTTTAGGTTCTTGAATGCCTGAAACATCATTGCCTCCTTCATTTTCTGAATGTCCTGTGCCATAATCTTGCCATTTTTTAAAGTTTAAATACTCGTTTATTAACTCTTCCTTGGTAGGAGCAGCCTCGAACATATTGCCCTCACCAGTATTTCTTGAAGCGGCAATTCTGTTGTACTCATCAAGCAAATCCCTGAAATCTGTTACCTTGCCCTCCAAGGCTAAAGCCATCATCTGTGAGATAGAAGGATAACGCTTTGCTGCGTCATCACCGAACATATCCTGTGTTCTCAGAAGTGTATCAACCTTGTTTCCACCCTGTCTTGCCTCATAGAGCAACTGAATGGCTTGGTCTATCTCGTCACGAAGAGAGAACTCACCCAACTTCATGTTGTCCATTACCGATCGGATAGCGTTGATAGCCTTGTTCTTAACCGTAGAGTCGATGCCAAGCATTCTAATAGTCTCTGGCTTGAAGATGGAACCAAGGAGAAGGTTCTTCACATACTCCCTTCCTTGTGCGGAAAGTCGCTCAGGGCTATCCATCATCTGTGCCACCTCGTTCTGTCCGATGATGCCTTTATCTACTAACGTCTTCACCAAGTCATTTATTGCCTTGGAATTGTTAAAGAAAGCATCGAGAGAGCCGCTTCCCTCAATCTCAGCAACAATCGCGCCTACTTCGTCAGAAGTCAACGTCTTGGCCTTGGCTACTGCCTGTTCGGTATTACTTTGCGTCTTCTTCTCGTTTCTGTTGAACTTGGAGAAGGTAGATGTATCGTATGGTAATCTCTCATCGGTCACCAATACCAGACGTGGGTGCTCTATACCACTATGTTCAATCTGCTCTCTGGTAAAGCCGAAGTTCTCGGCATTCTCTAAGAGGTCGTTGATGTATTCGCCATCCGTACCTTCCTTTGCCGCCTTCTGCCCTGCCATCGTTCTACCATTGCCATCATATACGATACCCTCGTCAGATACCACTGGCACCTGCTCGATAGCCATACCGTTATACTTCCTGGCAATCTGGTCAGTATTCTGCTGAGCCGCCTTGTCATGCTCGTAGTCACGGTCATTTACAGTTCTGCCCTCTGCATCGGTAGGAAATCCCTCCGATTTCTTGTAGCCATTATTCACATCATGAGAAGGAGTAAGACTTTCAGCCGGAACAATCTCATAGTGTCCTTTGATCTTGGTCTCTCCGTCAGGAAGCATTCTTGTGCGCTTGTTTCCCACAAGTCTTGGTGCATTCTCAAACTTCTGCGCGGCCACGCTGCCAGCCTCATGAGCACCCTCAGTCTGTTCTGTGTTACCCACAGCCTCAGCAACCTTCTTGGCAGTCATAGTCTTCTTGATATTCTGAGCGTGCTCTAACTGCTTCTTGGCAGCCTCAACGGTCTTTTTCTTCAAAGCCTCCTGCTCCATAATGTCGTTAGGCTCGGCGGTATAGTCCACCTTCATCTTCTCAGCATCCTTCAAAGCCTTTTCTGCTTTCTGAATCTGTCCGTCCACCACCTTCTCGACATTCTCCCCGAAGTCCTCAGCAAGAATCTCCGCACTCTGCTCAGGAGTCATTTTCTCATAGTCTGGTGTAGGTCTTCCCTTGCTATCAGTAGTCATAGGAACATCTGAACCATCAGCAAATTTTCGGGTAGGATGAGGCTGCTCTTGTGGTGACACTCCACTTTTTTCCATTTTTGCTTCTAATGCAACACGTAAAGGGTTATCCTCCTCTCCAATGAATTGTTCCTTTACAAAATTAAGAACATCTTCTTTAGAGATTTCTCCTCTTTTATAAGCATCAAATACTTTGTAAATTGCATCAAGCACAGTAATATTTGCGGAACTTCTGTCTCCATTATTAAGTTTGAAGACTATTGCATCATGAAGATCAGCTATTGTACTGTTCGGATTTTCAAGGACTCTTTCAACTTTCTTTTCTATTAAAGTCTCCTGAGCTTTAGTCAATCTGCTTTCCGAACCATTCTCAGGATTATTTTTTATACCTCCAACTGGCGACTCATCTTTTCCGATTATTCCTAAATCAGCTAACTTATCACGATAATCTTTCTGCTGAGGATGCTCTTGTGGTACTAAGTCCTCGCTTGGGGTATTATCTTTGCCCGATGTGGTATCAACTTTTGTTAAAGTCGTATCATCTTTTGTTAAATCACCACCTTTTGTGGCATCATCTTTAGATTTCTCCTCTGGCTGAGGCTTTGCAGCATCCTGCATCGCCTGTTCCTGCGCTGCCTGATTGTAAGGCTCAGAGTTCTTCATCTGCAACTCCTGACGATACCCATTAGCAAAATCGTCTGCACTCTGTGTGCTAACAAACTTCACTTCGTCTGACTTGACATATACTGTCTCGCCACTCTTTGGGTCAAGACAAACAAGCATATCACCAACACCTTCCTTTGCCCTTCCTGTAGTGGTGTCAAAAGCCACTTCACCAGTACCAACAAGAAGCGTTCTTCCGTTGCTGTCCTGCACGTAAATCGCCTGTTCGCCATTCTTTTCCTGTCCGTTCAATGTTCCGTGGAAAGACCAGTCCTGAACATAAGAAGAAACCTGTTCGTCAATGGCGTTCTTGGTAGCCTCCTGCATACCCTGCACTCTTGCGTTCGCATTGATATAATGGGCGAATGGCTCAAGCTGTTCAACTGTCAAACCTCCCTGCTGAACCATCCAGTCATAAATCTGCGGATTGGTCAAACCCTGTTGTTTCAGTTTTTGGAAATTCTGACCGAATACATCATTATAACGCATAAGCTCATCCATTTCTGCCTCAGCCTGTCTCAACCCGTCAAGCTCTGCTTTAACTGCACCGCCATTTGGCTGCTCAGTTCCAAGGTTGTTGTCTGTTGCAACATCTTTACCATCCATGACACTCTGTTCTTCATGAACTTTATTTGCCGGGAACACAGACATTTCTATAGCCTTTCTAAGCAGAACGCAAGCATTCTGCTCTGCATCACTTCGCTTCATTGGGTCTTTATCAAATGCCTTTAGCACACTTTCTCTATCCATACCATTTTTGCTTGCCACAGCATCAACGATAGGCAAGAAAGAACCTCTTTCAGAATTTAATACATACTCCGTAAACTGATGGTCTATTTTTGAGCCGCCTGTTTGCATACCTTCAACAATCTCTTGAACCTGCTCCCAGTCTTTTGCATTCTTCTTAAAGAAAGAATTTTGCAAGTCATAATTGTTTCTATCTAAGCAAACCAACAGAGCAAGAGCATTCTTAGAACGCAACTCCTCTTTTCTTACACCTATTTCGTAAATGATAGACTCCATCTTGTCTTTTGTGTCAAATCTGTGTTTCGACAAAAGTGTTCCGTCAGCAGCATACTCGTTCACGGTCTTATAAGTATGTATGCGATTGTCTCCATCTGTTCCATCTTCTATTCCATAGGATATATGGTCCATCATAGGACGAGACTCAGGCATTGTGCCCATGACCATAGTAGTAAATTTTGCCTTGGCATCCCAAGAAACATTTGGGTCAAGCATGATTTGCTGATAGTTATTGAGTAGATCCGAACCATCCTCGCTCTTCTCAATATCCTCAGCTCTGTATTTTTTAGCCTGCTTTGCCCAGCTGACAATATTCTCCATAGGCTTCATTCCTAACTCAGAACCAGCAGCAAACAACTGATGTTTCTCCTCGTCAGAAAAAACATGAGGTGCTGATTTTGCATCGCCAGACAAGAAAAATCTTGCAGTCTTTTGGGCAATATTGCTGGTAAAGCTGAATGGCTTGCCGTTTCTATCTGTTTCCTTTTTGAATAAGTCTTTCGCATGGGTAAGTTTAAAGATAACAGCACTCGCACAAGATTCAAGTGTTCCCTCTGTAGAGAAACCGTGCCAGTCATCACCAGTAAGAATATGATTAGCATAGCTTGAAGCAACCCCACCTGTAGCCATACCGATACCTTCCATACCAGTTTTAATGCCCTCATAGGTAAGTTTTTGCCCCATTTTGTTAACTCTCTGCTTCCACGTCTTTTCCGTTCCTTTAAGACCAATGCCATGGCCAAAAGCTCCAACTGCGCCACCCATGCCTTCCATAGTAGCAAAGCTAACACCTTCTTCCAATCCACCTTTGACTGCTGCTTTCAAAGTTCCCAAAAGCGAAGTATCTTCTCCTGTAGAATAGTTCTGAACGGCTCCGTTGATGGTTCCATATTGAAAGCCTGTAGCTCCACCATGAACAATGCCTCTTGCTACACCTTCAAACACCCTCTGTCTCAAAGACTGGTTAGCCACTCTCGCCATCTGCCGAGCTGCATTACCAAAAACCTTTTCTGTCAAAGCTCCAGCTCCGACACCAGCGAGATTATACCAAGGCGCATCTGCTGCAAAAGACACAGCTCCTTTTGCTGCTTTTGCCCAAGTGCCCGGTTTATAGTTTGGATTCAACCCCTCTTCTGTCATTGCATCTGCTTGCTGCTGCATTTGCCTCTGGCTTTTAGTAGAAGTAAGACCAGCAAGCAATGTTCCAGTGAGAGAATTAAGAATGCCGCTTGCAATATAGTCAGATGCACCCTTTGCCATCATGCGGTTAAGCTGAGTATTATTGAATTGTTTTCCGGCTTTCTCTATCAGGGCTGGTGCAAGTGAACTTTCAATATATGTCTCTGGGGAAACTCCGAGTTTTTGAGCATCAGACAACACTCTCTGCTTAACCTTTTGGTTAGAGAAGATACTTTCTATATTCTTCTGTATGTTCCCTGTGATTTCTTGAAGCTGCTTATCTTGATCCATTTGATTTTGGTAAGCTCTTTCACCAATCCACCAGTCTGCACCACCAGTACCATGAACTCCACTGTTTGCACTCAACGCTGCAAGTCCTCTTGCATGAGCCGCCTTGAACTCGTCTCCTATAACCTTATCGAGATAATCGCCCATTTCAGAACCAACCAAAGCGTTTGCACTTTGGTTCATTTCGTCCATCAACTGCCCCTCAGTCTTACCTATATAAGTATCAGCAGGTGTATTTGTCTGCATGATAGGTTGAGCATGACTTGCCTGTCTGTTTATTTTTTTTGCAGCAGTCTTTGCCGCCTGTCTTCTTATCCTCTGATTTCGCTGATACACTTGCTGGGTAGCCTTAGGTGAAGTATAGTCAACTGGATAACCTGCTCCCTTCTGCTCATCATCAATATCATACAAAGACTGCACGAAAGGAGAAGCACTCTTTGGAGCCTTGACTAATTGTGTCCTCTGATACTGCCGAGGAACCTTCATTGCTCTCTGTGCTGTTGTCATAGGCTTCTGTGCTACTGGCTTCTGCTGAGGTTTCTGATTTACAGCATGGAGTCCAAGCCGCTGCGCAAACTCCTCATAGGAATTACTGGAAACAGCACCATCAGCATGAAGCGCATCATAGAGCTGCTTTCTGTTATGATAGCCCTGCTTGCCAGGCGCATACACGAACTTTCTGAAATGCTCTCTCGTTCCTGTAACTGCGCCATCAGCTTTCAAGGCGTTGTAAAGTTGGTCAAATTTATCTCCAGCCATATATTATATATTAATGTTTATAATCCAAGTTTCTTTGTATTCTTATAGCCATTCTTCGACTTGCCGGCAGGCTTTGATGCTCTCTTTCTGGCTTCTTCCCTCTGTCTTCGCTGCATTCCTGCTCTCTGTGCAACAGAAGAACCGCTTTGTCTGTTGGTGATTCTTGTAGTAGAGCCATCCTTATTGAGCACTTCCTTGCTGTTTGAAGTAGATGAATTGCCAGAAGTATTTCCATTGTAGTAAGCTTCATTTGCTTCATACATTGTCTTATTGGATGCGTAATGAGGATTGCCTTCTGCATCCCAAGTTATGTATTTAGCAGACGAGCTACCACCGCCTCTGCCAGAGCGGCCTCCACCTCCTCGTCCCTTATGGGTAGCATTGTATTCTGAAATGCCAAGACGTTTTTCTGTCTGTTTGTCCTTTACCTTATCGCGCTCCTGTTTGTACTTGAAGTCTCTTTCATCCTTTTCGGATTTAGCTTTTGCGGCTGCAGCATCCTTGGCTTTCTGGTAGTCGAACTTGTCTTTACTTAGAGTCACTCCATTCTGTTTAAGCAGCAGGTTCAACTGGTCGTAGGCGTTCTTAGCATCAGCCGCACGTTCCTTCAAACTGAGATTTGCCTGCTTGTAAGCCGCATCCGCATCAGCTGCATCCTGCTGTCTACGTTCCGCCTTGCGCTTCTCGTAGCCTGCCAAGAGGTAGTCCGTAGGGTCATTGAATCGCTGCAAAGGACTTCCCTTATAAGTGTTCACGATATTACCCATGTGACGAATAGCATCAGCAAAGGTTGCCAAACGCTGCATATTTTTTGTATGCCGCATATCGTACTCTTCGTCTGTCTCTCCATCACGTCTTCCAGGCCTAAACTTTGGAGCAATCCCCTTTATCCAGCCAAAGAAACCGCCATCCTTCTTTGTGTCATCGGCTTTAAACTCCCTTCCAGAAGAAGGAGAAGATACTCCTGCCGAGTTCAAGGCTGCTGATAACGAACTCAAGCCATTCTTGTCTGTACCAGAGGGATTGACAAACTGAACACCACCTGTTCCGTACTTTGGGTCGGGGGCCTTGCTTTCTGGAGTCAAGTCGGGAGCTGTGGCAACAGCCGGCATCTCAAACTTGCCAGTTGCACCGCCATTTCCACCAAAGAAATTCATATCCATCGGCTGAGGAGCAACAGGTGTAGAAACTCCTCCTGGCGCACCCTGCATCGGCAGCTCTCCTCCATTCTTCATGGCGTAATTCTGCTGCGCCATCTGCTGAACCATAGGAGAAGGCCCCGTTATAGTCATTCTCCCTTTGTTCATATTATTATTTTGTCTTAGTCCTGCCATATATCAGAAATCTACTTTTTGGTATTCTTACGTTTTCTACGAATAGGCTCCATCCGTTCAACAAGACCATTTCCGAGTTCCTTACTCTTGCTTAAGCTCTTATACATAAATGCAGCTATCCTCTTCTGGCTCTTATCGTAAGATTTACTTATGCGATCAAGCATGGCGTTCTTGGAATCATTACAATCATCAGATAGTCTAAGCATACCTTCGCGCTGTTTAAGCATTAACTCCAGCTCGTCAATACGTTTCAGAAGGGATGCCTCAGTCTTACACCTTTCCTCGTTCTCTCGCTGACTACGCAAAAGGAAACTTCTTGCGCCCTCAAACTTAAAGAGAAGTTCATTAATCTCTTTCTCCTTAGAAGTTAATTCCTTATACTGCTCCGTCAACTCCTTGCCCAAGTCGCCAATCACCTCGTCCTTCTCTGCAATCTTCAAGTTCTTCTTGCGGATAATCTTGTTGAGTCGGGCAATCTCTTTGCCGAAGCGCTTAATCTTCTTTCCCTGCTCATCCAACAAAGCATCGTTGAACTGGGAGGCTGCTTCTTTAAGGGCAGGAGAACAAGGAATATGGTCACCGAGTTTGATGTGATTCTTTCCGTATTCCTTCTTCAAGCGAGTCTCACGCTCATCCCATTCTACAGGAGACAATCCAATGGTCCATTTATTTGCATTGGCAACCTTTATGGCTTCACAAACTTCTGGCTTCTCAAATTCTCTTATCGCCCCAGTCTGGTTTATTACCATCGGTGCCAAACTCATGTGAAAACCTTCCTTCTCCAATATCTTTATTGCTTCTTTTAATGTCATAATCTATCCAATTAAAATAATGATTAAAAAACCAGCAAATGCGCCAAATACATCTGCTACTATATCCTTGTTGTCAAACAAGCAGTATGTGTTATAGTCGTATACATCCTTCAATATGCCGGAAATAACCGCAATCATACAGGCTGACACTGCCGAAGCTGTAGTACCCAGACCGAGCACATTCATATCAAAAAGAGCAACAACCATCGTGATCAGACAGCAAGTTTCAAAGTGCAAAACCTTGTCTTCGCCGCCAATTCGCTTTATAAATCTCTGAAATCTATTCATGTTCTTAATATTTAACTTCATTAACACTTCCCGAAAAATAAGGGGTGTGGAAAATCGGAAAACCGAAATAAAAAGGAGATGGGGGTGGGTGGTGGGTCGCATTTTTATATTTGTATTTATCTACTATAGTTTGAAACGGTGGTCAACGGGGGTGCCCCTTTGGGTTTGGTTGTGTACGCCTCCTTCTCTATGTCCTTGGCACTCGTTCCTCTCGATAACCTCTCGTCTTTGTCTCCTGCTCCAACCGAATCCTTATCTCCTACCAAAACAGCCCATCAACGCCCTCTGTGACCTTCTTAAGCCTTGCATCCGCACTTTCTCCGAGCGCAGATGTTATACCAGTGTTATCACGGCTACCAATGTCGCTTGGTTTTAGGCTGTCATTCAGCGACTTAGCCACTTTAGGTTCTGAACCCAACTGGGTCACACCCGCCTTGAACAGAGCATTGCTCATATTTTGAGCCGCATCACTGGTATTCTGTGCGGTCTGCATGGCGGCTTGCTCGCGATCCTGAGACTGCCCAATTTGGTGTTGGAAGTGCGCATCAGCCACTTGCTGCTTCCGTGCCGTGTCTTTTGCGCCTATGTTGGCTATCGTGTCACCCATAGTCTTGTTAGCCGCCTCTTTCGCCATAGCTGTAGCCGCAGCAGTACCACCGCCAACAGCAGCCGCACCATCTGCCTTTCGAACGTAGCTGTCCTGAACCTCTTGCGCACGCCTCATCAGGTTTTGCCCAGCCTTGGTGTCGATGTAGTCGGTATTGTACTCCTTGTCATACCATGCCTTTTCTGCCGCTGCCCTGTACTTGCGCTCTCTCTCCGCCTTTTTTGCCTCCCTACGTGCCTTTGCACCACCGAATATAGAAGAAGCAACACCGCCAGCCAACATTGCCGCAGTGGCTATCCATTCACATCGAACACCGAGAACTGGAGATGCGCCTAAATTCTTTGGGATTTTCGTCAAGATTTCTTTCATAATTGCAATTATTAATTTATCAATGTATTTGTGTCGGCAAATATATATATATTTGACCCACGTTTTTTCCATTGTAGCCCTACCCCATTTCCATCCTCCTCCCACAAGTCCTTTTGTTGGCGGCCAAATAATGGCTTTGCCCCTCAAAATACCCCTCAAAGCGTCTATCTTTGTAAATATTTCGCACTTTTACACCAAAAACTTATACACCTCATTATCAGCACTTTAGTTTCATCTCCTCCAGAGAGTGAACACAACTTTTCTGTAACAATATTTTACTTTTCTCTATCATAGAGCATTTTTGCCCAAAAAAATCATGTCGCATTAATAGGTACGCACGCACGCAAGAAATGACGGAAAATACTATCTCATCACGTAATACAACTATCATTCAAGACAAAACTCTCGTATTTTCAGCATATTTGGGTAATTGGTCGTGTTTTTCGCCAAATTCGCTAATTATGAGTCGTTTAAGGGCGTTTTCTTGTCATTTTAGAGCCATTTTTTGCTTTTCAGGCGTGTTCTCCAGGTTTGCGCAGAATTTATCGCAAAATAGGATTAAGGCTTTTAGAAGGTGTTTTTCTGCTGTTTTCCTCTTGTTTACTTTCCTCTGTATTCTCTGGTTGTGTGTTTCTATCCTGATTATCTGTGTATGAGGAAGGGAGAGAAGAATACCTTTGGGAGATAAGGCAACGTGGTGGCGGGGCTGCGCCCTCACGTCCCTGCTGTGTGGCTGCGCCCTACAAATCCACTTTGTACTTGTATTCAAATTCCTTCTGATACTGATAATCTTTGTACCAGTCCTCCAGTCTCTTTGCGCCATCACCCAACTTTATTTCAAGATATATACCAATGGCAGCATACAAAACGAACACCATATAAAGCAGCCACTTTGACGCATTCTTCAAAGCCTTTTCAAGCAGGTGCCAAACTCCTGCCCAATAAGCAATGTTTAGAGATAAAGCCAATATCCCAAATATACCCCAAAAGAACACTGCCCCTACGCTTAACAACGCATACTCTCTGCCGTATTCTTCAACCTCATCGAGAAACGTCCAAAAGAGTATGCAGGCAAGCGCAAAAGGAATAATAAGTAACGTCCAGTACTTTTTCATTTTGCTATAGCCAGTATCTCCTCAACTTGTTTCAGAAATTCATCGATCGTGTCAGCAGTGTAGTGTATCCCTTTATAGCGGATATAGCTGGCAAAGTCGCTTTTCTTTTCCTCTTTCTGATAGCCATCGAATAACTCCACCTCATCACAACCAATGATACTTGCAATCTCCTCCAGTCTATCTATACCGAATTTATTGCGCTTAATCTGTTGTGATAAAGTTGTAGGCTGAGCAAGTCCCAGTCTATTAGCCAAGGTTTCGAGTTTTACCCCATGTTCCTTACAGCACTCTTTTATACGTAATTTAATCATAATAAGTCTATTTTTGGCACAAAGATACAAAAACTTTCGCTTTAATGCAAGAATAACCATAGATATTTATTTAAAATGTAAAAATCATCAAATATTTCGCTTTAAAACGAAAGAAAATAGCTAATATTCGTTATAAAACAAAAGAATATCAAGAAAATATTTGGTACTTTCGCTTTAAAACGATACTTTTGCAATCGAAATCAGTATTACACTGGTTCACCGAAGAACGCAAAGCCCGTAGTTACGATTAGCCGAGCGGAGGGAGCATGGCAGAGATGTCACCCGAGTAGTTGCCGTAATGCAGCCACGTATGTACATTTATATACGTGTAGGTCACAAGCCCTTCAATGCAGAGTGGAGCAAACATAATAACAACATGAAAATAGAATTGACAGACAAACAGGTACAGGTATTATATTACGTCCTTGACCGAGTGAACAAATGCTTGGAAAAGGACAACCTATTTGGTGGTACACTTTACCATGATAACGGAAGTTTTCTTTGCCAACTTGAACCAAGCGAGAAACGTTCACTTGATAGAATTATAGAAAAAATGAGTAAATAATTTAATTGTATAAAACATGGAACCGATTGATTACAGAAAATTGACAAAGGAAGAACTATTAAGCATTTATAATAGTAACATGAACTATTATAAAGCACACAACATCAAACGACCATTTGGCAGATATGCCGAATTGTTCTTCATATTGTTCAACGATGGCACAAACCCTTATATGTGTTCACTTGAAACCATTTGCAGTTGGTTTCCTGAATGCGACCGCACAAAGTTAGAAAAAGTATTGGATATATACATTTAATATGATAAAGATATGATTTATATTAATTCAAAAATATGAGACTATGGCAAAGGAAGTTCATGTAATTTTAAAGGGAGATTGCTATTCAATGAATACTTATTGCAGTACCCTAAAAGAGTTTTTGGAAATGCGCAACCTTAAGAGAAGCGATGTTTCCGACTGGTGGAAAGAGTAATAAATTATTAAACTATAAAAACTATGCTTACACTTAATTCAAAAATCGGTGAGATAACATTCTCCCAAAAAGGCAAAGAAAAGAAACTCGACATTTGGGACGGAAATGTTTTAGCCGCATTCACTTACGATTATATCGACCAAAATGGTTCTCATTCAAGAGGTCTTTACTCATTCTTCACTGATATTAAACAAGTAAAGACGCTGATAAAAGATTACGGAAAGAATATGTTTGAGGCTGATAGAGGAGAAGTTAAGGTTATTCTTAACCTTTACTATCCAAGTGCTAAGAAAGCCTTAACCATATTTACTAAGTACTTGGGGTTAGAGGTTAATTGCTACTATAAGGAGGTGAAATAAAACCTTTGAGAGATAAGGGAGGGCTGCGCCCTCCCCTTGCTGAATGTGGAACTAAAAAAATAAACGATTAAATAAATAAGACTATGAGAAAGAACAAGACTTACGAGCAGCAAAAGAAGTTCTACGACGAGAGCGGACAATACGAGAGTTTGGGAGCTATGTTCATTTACTGGCTTGTATGCGGATATATGACACCGGCAGAAATGCAAAGTGTGTTCAGAGAAGGCAACCTCGAGTGCAAAGATTTCATACTGGAAGACTTGTACCACCTATGTGACAAAAAGCAACTTTACCAGTTTGTGAGAATCTTCTACTTTGGTAAGAGATAACAGGCTATATCGGCAAGAGTATAGAGGCTCACAGGTGGTTCAAGACCACCTGCCGAACGATTAATCAAGTGGGGCAATGGCACTTTAGCAGATTTCCGAGGAATACACACACACTAATAAAATTATTAGTCGGAAATGCGGGCGTGATATACCTTAATATCAGATGAGCAAAACATCTAAAAGCCGTATCGCTATGCAGAGCGAGGGAGAAAAACCCGTAAAAAGACCGATGCGAGCTAAGGAAAAAGCCTGAATAAACGAACCCGAGTTTTCGGCAACTCGTAAAACTGCAAGCCAAAATCTCTTGTGTGGAGTGAGATTGAAATAAACCACACGTTGAGCAACAACGTTAAGTGCAACGAGCCGTGCATAAGCGGACAAAAAAGGTAGGGCAGCGGAAACGTACACCTCCGCACAATAAAAGGCGTAGAAGCAATCCAAAAGGCTTCCAGCGGCTCACGACCGCAACGCCTACAAACGTATAACTATAAAAAGAAAGGACAAAGCTATGGACATTACATTTTTCGCACTCACAGCGGTAGTATTCTATGCGCTTGGCGTAGCCGCTGGAAGAAACAACGACAATTTTAAGGAATAAGAAAACAGATAAGATTATGAAGAAGTACATCAACAATTTGTTGGTAGTTGCAGCCATTGCTGCAATGCCAATACTTGCAAGCGCATACAACAGCGCACGCAAGGAAGCAGACAGACGTTTGCTTATTGATTTCATTGAGTATTGTCAAAAGAATAAAGGGCTTGAGCAGATTGATCCAAACAAGGACTACAAGAAATCAAGCCTCCACGATCTCAGGAACATGGCTGCCTACTATGTAGAGCAGTCGTGCTTCTATGATGTGACAGACTTCGATGAGCAGTATAAGATAGACGAAATAGTATATCACAACGACAAAAACAAGGAACATGGCAATAATAACTAAGTTTTTCAAGGGATCGGGATATTCAGACAAGAACAACGTGAGATATATCGCACGCACAACCTTTGTTCAGATAAGGACACCGAATTCAGAGAGATATTATTTAATCAACGGAACACAAGTGAGCAAGTCAACTTGCTTGCAGAGAATAAAGAAATAACAATTATGAAAGCTATACCAAAAGACAAGCAGATTGCTGAATACACACTGATTTCAGCACCTATAGACGAAACTAACCTCCAGTCGGACATCATACGGAGAGCATTCGACAATGAGGAGTGCATAACAAGAAAAGGCACATATCTCGGGTATGTGGAGGATATGGCTGTCAAGGCTACTATCTTCTATAACAACGTATTCTTTACACTCATCAATAAGAATGAGGCAGACAAAGGAATATTCGCCGGCACTATCCTATCTCGCATCACAGAAGACGAGTACAAGGATATATATATTGGGAACTCTTTTCAGTATATTTTTGAGGATGATGACAATAGACTTGTTGTTACGATAAATTACGAGGGAGACGGAGAGGTTGTAGTTATGTTCAACCTGAATGTACTTTCGGATGATTTGGTATTTTAAGAAATTATCGGCTGAGTCTGTAAAAGCAGCACACCACAATGCAACGTTTGTGGCAGCCACAAAGACACTAAAACGCAAATAATATGGAAGATATTTTATCAAACATCTATGCGGACGCATACCAGTATGCGATAAGCAACGGAGCGACAGAGAGACAAGCAGAGGAGTATGCACTCGACTGCAAGAACGAGGTTGAACAAAATTTTACAATTAAACAGCTATGGTAAAGTTACGTGATTACATTACAGAGCAGTTAAAGGATATGGCTGCAAAGGACGAGAATTTCAAAGCTCGCTACGAGGACAAGGACAAGTCTATGGACGAATGCGTGAAGTATATCTTTGAGCAAGCGAAGAAGCAAGCAGAGAATAATTGCGCAGCGATAGACAATGACGAGGTGTTGAACTGGGCTGTACATTATTATCAAGAGAAGGACTGCAAGCCAAAGGGTAATGTTGTAGCAAAAGTAAAGGCTTCGTCCCCAGTTGTGGCTTCGCCAGTACCAGCCAAGCCACAACCTAAGAAGAAAACAGCACCAAAGGCAAAGAAAGCAGAGTCTAAGGCAAAGTTCATCGAGTTAAACCTGTTCGACTAAAACCATTTCGAGTTATGAAACCAAGAACAAAGAACGAGGAGAAGATTGTGAAGCTATCCAGAAAGCTGGGTAGCATTTGCAGTCGTGATGAGCATAAACTCATCAAGCAGACGTACGGAACGTACGATTACAACGATATGTACGACAGAACATACGTAGTTATCAACCAAGCCTACAGAGGCTACCAGGTAATGAGGTATTTCCGCATCACCAGACACCGAAACCGCAAACGTGAGGTATCATACTCCCTTTGGGAGGTTCAGCAGGTATGGAACAAGAAAGGTTCACGGCAGACAACTCTGTCACGTAGACGTGCGATGAGTTGGTGTCTTGATGCATTTACCTACTCATCAGACCTTACCATACGCCCACAGCGCATCGACATACCTTACGACTATTGCTACAATAAGTCACTGATTGACACATACCGGTATTGCGAGCCTTATATGGAAGCAGCGCAGCAGGAAATGCATAGAGCAGAGATATACAAGATACTATCGAAGAATGACCCATTCGAGGAGACTCTTTTAAAGGCTTCGCCAGCATTGTTTGCGCACGCCCACAGATACGTGCGTGACACAGAGCCTTATATGGCAGCATACAAGGTTGCTATCCGTCACGGATATGCCATCAGCGATGTATCTATGTATGTTGACTATATCAGTGCGCTTGTCTATCTCGGAAAGGACACGCACAACCCATTCTATGTATGCCCAGACAATCTTCTTCAGGCGCACGACAAGTATGTTTCTAAAGTGGAAGAAGAGAAAAAGAGAGCAAAAGAGGAGGATCGAAGAAAGAAAGCACTCAAAGACAACGAGCGATACGTCAAGGAGAAGCAGAAGTTCTTCGGTATCTTCCTTTCGGACGGAGAACTTACTGGCGAGGTGCTTAAATCCGTTGATGAGTTTATCAAGGAGGGAGAGGCAATGCATAATTGCGTGTTCGCTTGTGGGTATTACAATCGAAAGAACTCTTTGATTTTCTCTGTACGTGACAAGGACGGAAAGCGAGTGGAGACCGTAGAGTTCGACCTTGTAAGCGGGAAAGTCATACAGGCATACGGCTGCTGCAACAAGATAAGCAAGCAGCATAATGAGGTGCTCCGACTTGTCAATTCAAGCGCAGCCCTCATCGAGAGCTATAACAATAATAAAAACACAATTAAAATCAAGACAGCATGAAGAAACAAGAGTTTATTTTCGTCTTCCCTCAGTCTGGGGAGACGATTACGAGAGTCATGAACCCTCTCGCAGTCAAGGACGCAGTGGTAAAGTACCTAAAGGTTCAGAACGAGGTTCGTGGAGACATCTGCATCATCAGGAACAGCCTCAACGAAGTAGTTGCTATGGCATACGTCAGCGAGACGATGAAAATTTCTTTTTTCACTGAAGACGAGTCAGTGAGCGACATCAAGCCAATCGAAGTAGTAGAGGAAGGAGGCGCATCATGAGCAAGCAGGAGTGGTTTATTCTGATTATGTTCATCCTGAGCATTATAATCGGTTTTTCATAAAAGGTAACGGGAGTCCAACCAACTCCCACTTTTTTTATTTTCGATATGACAAAGAAAGCTGTAGTATATTTTTATGATGACATCTGTTGTGTGGACGACACCGAAATATTATACGACAAGAAAGACCAGCTGGCTGATATTGTTGTAGCTATGCTCAGAGCCACGGCAGAGGCTAAAACGGCAGAGGCTTACGATGCAGCCACCAACAACCTAATACTTAAGTACAACGTGACACGAAACGGAAAGGTGTCGAAAATTCGCACATCAAGGCGAGGAGGCTCACGTCCAGGGGCTGGGCGAAAAAGCAAGGGCAGGGAAAGCATACAGCATATCATCACACTTCGTGTGAACGCAGATACATACGATTATCTACAGTCGCTTCCAGACAAGTCTCTTTGGATTAGAACAGCGATAGATGAGAAACTTGAACGAGATAATACGGCAACAGGGCAGTCGTGATTTGCGACTGCCCTGTTTTTTTGTTTCTTCTGATTAATCTTGAAAGAAAGCGGCAAACACTATTTTCTCAAACCATGAATGCCTTGAAAAAACCAAAAATCTAACTTTGCCTTAAAACTAAACAATATATCTTGTACGAAGAGCAGCAGGCATATACTTTTCAACGTATTTCTTTCGCAAATATATGATTGCCTCATCATAAGTACGGATAAACCCATCATTGATGAGTCTCGCAACCTGACGTTCCATGTCGAGCAATTCGTATTGCTTAGTCTCATCGCCATGCTTGTTGCGTAACTCATGCTCATGTTCACCAAACACGACATAGTTGATGGCCTTTGCCATTTTGCACATTGCTGCGTGCATGAAGTTCTTGTCAACGAGTTTTCCGATAGCCGAAGCGAGTTCTTTATATGCGTCGCCGGCATCATTTCTGTATTTCAGCATCTGGTCGTATACGAACTTGATAACCTGAACCTCGAAGCGAGGATTAAGCCACATCGCAAACTTAACGAAGAGGATTGGATGCATCCAAGTTCCTCCGTTTTTCCTCTTGCTTTTAAATACGCAGAATTTTGCGTATTAAGCTTTTCTTCTTCCATCAGAGCAGAAATAAACTCCTTTGTGTTGTCGTTATCGAAGAATTTTGTAATCTCCTTCTTCTCTCCACTTGCTTCATTCCACTGTTTTAGCAAGTTTGTAGCATTGAACATACTATCTTTTGTTCTCTGCTCGACCAAAAAGTCTCCCATCGGTCGTTTCATTACTTGATTTGTAATCATACCTACAATTAAATTTCAGAGTCTGCACTTTTTACTATCTAATTATACCAAGGCTAAGGAGGGAGAGACAGAGTAAGTGTTAGCCATAACCTTATACCCATAGTTACGAGTAGTAAAGTTATAACCTGATACTTCCATAAAGTTTACTTTAGGAAGATAATCAGAGATAAAATGCTTTGTCTTCTTCAAAATTGTGCGTTTTACTGCAAATTTGACGATTTCGACCGCAGTTTTGATACTCACCCCGAGTTTCTTTGCGATTGTCTTGTATGATAGACCCTTCTCGACATACTCAAATCCGAACCCGAACTTCCGTGCAGCATCACGAGCAGCCTTAACGACCTTGTAGTCGTGGCTGGCACCATGAGCATTTCGAATGGTTCTTTGTGCAAAATCCTTTCTGCTCTGAATAACTACCACCAAGATTGCCTGCAAAGAATACTCTACACTCTTAAGAGAAGAATACTCCACCTTCCTCTCGCCTAACTTTACATTGCGCTTTGCATGCTTTGAAACAATAGAACGCAATACGAGGTCCTTTCCATCTATCGTGAGAAGACCATACTGGGACAACACACGTATGCGCTTCTTGATCGTGCGTGCGTGCGCGCCTAATAAATTAACTAACTTGTTTATGCTATAGTTTTTGAGAACATTAGAACCTAATTTCTTGCGGATAAGCAAGAACATAGCTATAGCTTTCAGCAACTCTTTGTTGTTGAACATTTCTAAAGCCAGTCTTAATCTTAGATTCTTGTTCATTAAGAAAAAAGCGGGGAAAGAAAAAACCGCTCCACCGATTTAATCAATCCCCTATATTTTGAAACCTATTGAACACAGGTATTATCATACTGAGTAATAACCAACACAAAGTGGAGTTTGCTATTGACGAGTGCAAATGTACTTATTCTTGTTCAACCGTGCAAGTTTTTAAACAACCATTAACTCATTAAAAAAATGTAAAATGTTCTGATTTCTGAAAAATAATGCTAAAATTTTATGTATATAAAAATGTTATCACTATCTTTGCAGTGTGTATGTAAGCATCTCTATTTCTGACGATTATAGTGACGAAGTTGTGACCCCAACGGAATCATCACCGTTCCTTCTTGCAAGGGTGCAACCATCGAA